TCTGCATCAGCATGAAGGCAGAGGATTACCTTCAGCTTCCGGATATGGTCATCGATGATATCCCGGTCGCGCTGGATCCTAAAGCCAAGCGGGCATACGCAGAGCTTGAGAAGACTATGCTTCTGACGGTGGACGAGGACCAGCTTGTCACAGCGTCGACAGCAGCAGGGCTGACAGGAAAGCTGCTGCAGCTTTGCAACGGTGCTGTATACGACGAGGATGGCGAAGTGCTGGAAGTGCATGACTGCAAGATTGAGGCGTTCCTGGAGACTGTCGAACAGCTGAACGGACAGCACGCCCTTGTGTACTACTATTTCCGCCACGACAGGGAACGTCTTCTGTCAGCCCTTGCACGGTCCGGGCTGAGGGTGAGAGTGTACACCGGCGCGCAGGATGAGCGGGACTGGAACGCGGGAGAGATTGACATACTTCTGGCACAGCCTGCGTCATGCGGCTATGGCCTCAACCTGCAGGACGGCGGACACCACGTGATATGGTTCGGTCTGACCTGGAGTCTGGAAGAATATCAGCAGGCAAACAAAAGACTACACCGACAGGGGCAGCAGTTCCCCGTGATCATCCACCGGCTGATTGTGCAGGGCGGGACAGATGAGGACGTGATCAGGTCGCTTGAGAGCAAGGACGGGGCGCAGGAGGCATTGCTGCAGGCGCTGAAGGCAAGAGTAGACAGAGCAAAGGAGGGGCTGCCGGTATGACCGGAATGATGGTAGGAGCAAAAGAGGGTGCAGATTATCTGCGGAACCATGGAGACCGGAACGACCCTATGATCGACCGGATCATAAACCGGCTGGCCTATATTGCAGAGCAGGACCGCGGGAAGAAACCGAAGCTGAACAAGGGGCACTACAGAAGCGACTGGTACACCTGCGGGCACTGCGGCGGCCGTACGGTTTTGATACATGATAATTACTGTCCAAACTGCGGATACCGGATCAGATGGGACAGCACAAGATGCCTCACGAAGTGAAGGAGGGCGAACATGGATCTGAGGAAATACAAGCGGGTAGCAATGGAGCTTAAGCAGTGCAGCCAGCGTGCAATGACACTGGCGGATGAGAAGGACCTTTTTGACGTGATGCTGTACGCCCTCAAAATGCGGGAAGCAGCGGAGGGCCTGGAAGAGCTTGTCAGATATCTGGAGCGCAAATAGAGGGAGGCGGGGCAGATGTGCGTGAGAACATGTAAATGCAGGACGTGCGGAAGAGCGCGCGGATGCAGGAGCTGTATATTCTTTGCGGCGGCGCTTGCGAGGATGAAGAAGCACGGCGCAGACAGTACAGCGCCTGTGATGTGCGGACCGAAGGGCGCGGGCGTGCGACTCTGCCCACAGTACCAAAAGCAGCGAGGAGGGGAGTTATGACAGTCAAGGAGCTATCACAGCTGTTTTACCTAAACAACGAGATCAATCACGACAGGGAGCGGCTTGCAGAGCTTGAGAGCCGGCGCGGGATCGGAGCGCTTAACTTTGACGGCATGCCGCATGCTAAGGGTATGACGCGCAGTCAAGTTGAGCAGCTCGCGGCGGAGATCGTGGACCTGCAGGCAATCATACACGCCAAGCTGATACAGTGCATCCATGAGCGCAACCGCCTGGAGCGGTACATAGCCAGCATCCCGGACGCGGTGACGCGGCAGGTCTTCGAATACCGGTTCGCGCAGTGCTATTCCTGGGCGCAGGTGGCGGAGCATATGGGCGGCGGCAATACGCCCGACGGCGTGCGCATGCGGTGCTACCGGTATCTGCAGGCCGAAAGTGATGATGTTACAGAATGTTCGGTCCGTTCGTAGTATAGTTTAAGCTGGAACATCCGGACAAAGGGGCGGGAGATTTTGCCTCCTTCTCCTTCTTCCTTCCGGCAGTTCCTCCGTAGGGCCACAGGCGCTGAGGCGTCGGTGGCTTTTTATGTGGGAGGATGGCATGGCTTACAAAGACACGCGGGATTATGAAAACGTACAGCGGGCGGCGTTCAAGGGCGTCGGAGAGTACGACATTCCGAGATTAGCGCCGCTTGACGAATGCGACGTAGAAAACTGGATCAGTTACAATTACGCGCGGGGCTGTGAGAACCCCGAAGAACACGGCGTACACTTTTTCGTTGACGACTACCAGTTTCTGAGGCTGTGGAAGGATCCGGACAGGTATCTGGAGCAGCTGGGCCGCTTTCAGGCGGTATGCACGCCGGACTTTTCGCTGTATACGGACTATCCCAAGGCCGTACAGGTGTACAACCACTACCGGAAACACTGGCTGGGCGCTTATTGGCAATCCCACTGGATAAAGGTGCTGCCTACAATATGCTGGGCGGGGCCAGAAAGCTATGACTGGTGCTTTGACGGTGAGCCGGTAAATTCCTGCGTTGCTGTCTCAAGCGTTGGGACTCAGAACAGTGAGGAGTCAAAGCGCCTGTTTCTGGACGGATACAACGAGATGCTGAGGCGGCTTCAGCCGACGAAGATCATCATGTATGGGCAGGTCCCGGAAGGGTGTGAAGGAAACATACAGCGCGTTTCTGCGTTTGTGGAGAAGTGGAGAAAGTAGCAATGGGCGGAAGAGGAGCGTCAGCAGAGGTTGCGCGTGATATGGTCGGACAGTACGACATCACGCAGATAACGGACAGCAAATCGAAAATTGTAGACTTTTACCGGCGGGTAGACAAGGACGGCGGGATTGATATCCGTGAGGGCCGCATAAAGGTATCCAAGGACATCAGCACGGCGTCAAGAGAGCTTGCGCAGGAACTGTCCGAGAGGATGGTATACCGGGATACGCAGGCCGCAGAGGATTACAACGACATCCGCAGCATGCTGCAGGGCTCTTACGCACTGAGCGATCAGGACAGGGCGGATATTACAGACTATCAGGATTACATCCGGTCACGTGACAACCACGTACGGATTAGTAAGACCGGCCGAAGCATTGACTCCCTGTACCAGGAGCTGTCGTCGATGTATCCGCAGTACTTCAACGCGGACCGGGTAACCCACCCATCCGAGCAGCTGAGGTCGATCAATGACACGCTGAATCTGCTGAGGGATTCACGTGCTACACAGCTTCCGGGTGAGTACAGGCAGGAGATGGCCAAAGAGCTGCAGAGGGATCTTATCCGCGGATACATCGCAAAGCAGATGCGGCGCAGGAGGGCATGATGGACGATAAAGGCACTAAGCTGGATGTGAAAGAGGCGGCAAGATGGATCCGCAAATTATGCGGGATCCCTTCAGCCCCGACAAAGGCGCTGCGTGAGATGGAAATTGATTTTGACGAGCCGGACAATAAAATTTGACATGGCATAGGGAGAATGTGGTACCATGGGAGGTAGAGGAAGCGGGGCCAACCTTGGCAACGGCAGTGGCAGTAATGTCACGATCATCAATGAACAGGACGTATGGTCCTATCGGCACAGAAGCGGCAACGAGCCTTTTGTAGACGCGATCAACGCAAGCGCCGCCAGAATACAGCAGGACTTCCCGGATATCATGAACGACGTCCAGGTGGTGAGTGCTTCCGAGCTGGGCGGCGCGGATAGGATAAGCACATTGGGTTATTACTCACCTTCAGATCAGGTTGTTGCGCTGAACCGGAATTATACGAACATCGAAAAAATGAATGCTGTTTATGACGCCAGTGTGGCAAGCGGCTTCCATCCCGGCAGGGGCGAACGGTCCGGAACAGAGGCAGTAGCACTGCATGAGCTGGGCCACGCGCTGACAGATCATGTGGGGCGGAAGTTTGGTGCGGCCAACATCGATGCGGCTGCAGAAAAAATCGTTAAAGACGCATACCGAGCCACGCACGGCAGGGGCGGAACGAAAGCCTGGGCCGGCAAGATATCCGGGTACGCGCAGGACAGCAACGCGGAGTGTGTCGCTGAGGCTGTCGCAGATTATTATTGCAACGGCAACAAGGCCAGCGCGCAGAGTCTGGCTATCATGGCAGAGCTTAGGAAGTACGCATAAGCGGGAGGAACAGGCGATGGCAACAAAGAAAAAGAACGTCGGTTATAAAGAGCCGGCAAGATATTTCAACGACGATATGAAGAAGGCGGCTGACGAATGGGAGCAGCAGAATGGCGGGAAGAAAAGTGCACCCGCGAAGAAGGCCGCACCCGCAAAGAAGGATGCAGCACCTGCTAAGAAGGCCGCCCCTGTGAAGAAGAAATGATATCAATTACAACCCCTCACCGATTGGCGAGGGGTTTTATACTACACGGACACGGGATTGAAGCAAATTCGGGTCAAATATAATTGACTCAATGATTGGAGAATGGTATCATGGGAGGTAGAGGAGGACGCAGCGGATTACAGAGTACGGCGCCCGCCGCGGCACCGGCACCGAAGGATCCGAGTGCTATGACTCTAGAAGAATATTTAGGGCCACAGGGCTCCGCGAAAACACTTGATGATGCGATGCATGACGCAAATCCGCACTTTATGGAATCACTGCGAAACCATGACCCGGCGTATACGCATAATTGCCAGAGATGTATCTGGGCCGTAGAACTTCAGCGACGCGGATATGACGTCGAGGCTATGCCGAGAACATCAGACGACACCTATGCAAGAGCAAATCCGAGTTTTGCACACAGCTTCAGCAATGTTGGGGACCCGCCACTGGACTGGAGCAATCCGATCGGCGGGCTATGGTGGAAACCCAAAGCCGCAGATGTGAAAAACGAAATACTGAAGTACCCGGATGGCGCGCGCGGCGCATTGATTATGCATTCGTCCAGATCCGGGCACGTCTGCAACTGGGAGATTGTAAAGGGCAAAGTCGTTATTTACGACGGACAGGTCGACCAGAAGCACTCACTGACAGATTTGCTTCGAAGAGGATATTCATCCTTTATGGTCGCACGAATGGACAATACAGGAATATCCGACCTTGCGAAAGATTTTGTTAAGAGGAGGGGAACATAATGGCGAAAGGCAAAAACGAAAAGAAGACGCCGACCAAAGAAGAAATGCTGAACCTCAGCTATTCTGACCCGCTGCTTCCGCTTCCGGGAAAGAAAGTCAAAAAGCAGACTGCAGCTAAAAAGCAGCCCAAAAAACGATAACAGATCCCCTGCTGCTGGCAGGGGATTTTTGATAACGATGAAAGCGAGGTGAATGCCGTATGGCTTTCGAAAAGGGTAACACATACGGCAGCCGGCCGAAGTATAAAACGCCTGAAGAAATGCAGGTGAAAATAGACGCATATTTCGAGGAATGCAAGGGCACACTGCTGACGGACCACAACGGGGATCCGATCATTGACAGGTGGGGCAATCCGATCTACCTGGACCGCAGGCCGCCGACAGTGACCGGCCTTGCGCTGGCCCTTGGCTTCAAGACCCGGAATGCGCTGCAGATGTACAAGGCCAAGAAGGATTTTACAGACACGATCCTTAAAGCCAAGTCGAGAGTAGAGCAGTACTGGGAGGAGCGGCTGGACTCAAGAGACGGATCACACGGCGCGGCCTTTAACCTGCAGCGAAATTTTGCAGGATGGCAGATTGACACAGAGGGCGCGAACAGGGGTCCGGCTGTTACGATCATAAACGATATCCCCAAAGGGACAACGACGGTAAACGTGGGCACGGACACGGCCGTTTTCAACCCGCTGCAGAAGCCCGAAGAGGGCGAAGCGGCGAAGGAAGAGCCGAAGGAAGAGGCGAAGACGGATGCCGCAAAGTAGCGGGGAAAAGGTCCGTCTGACAGAGCTTATCGCGCCTGCCTTTTATCCCGTGCACTGGGACATACAGGACGGCGAGCACACATATTACGACCTGTATGGCGGCCGTGGTTCTACAAAGTCTTCGTTCATTTCCGTCGAGATTGTACTGGGAATTATGAACGACCCGACAGCGAACGCCGTCGTCTTCCGTAAGATCGCCAGCACGATAAGTACATCCGTTTTTGAACAGATCCTGTGGGCAATCGAGGCCCTGGGCGTCAACGAGCTGTGGAAAACAACGGTCAACCCGCACAAAGCAGTCTACCGGCCGACAGGGCAGGTCATTTTGTTCCGAGGACTGGACAAGGCCAAAAAGCTGAAATCCATCAAGGTTTCCAAAGGTTACTTAAAGTATCTGTGGTTCGAGGAACTGGACGAATTTGCAGGTGAGGAAGAAATCCGATCCGTACAGCAGTCTGTACTGCGTGGCGGCCCGAAGTACATTGTCTTCAAGAGCTTCAACCCGCCGATATCGGTCAGCAACTGGGCGAATAAGTACGTCCTTAAACCGAGAAGGGGCGCATACCGGCACAAATCCTGCTATCTGGACGTGCCGAAGGACTGGCTGGGCCAGCAGTTTTTTGACGACGCAGAGGACCTGAAGAACACCAACTACAGAGCCTATCAGCATGAGTACCTGGGCGATGCCGTCGGAACAGGCGGCGAGGTCTTCGACAATCTGGAAATCCGGCAGATCACGGACGAGGAAAAGAGCCACTTTGACAACATCTTTATGGGGATTGACTGGGGCTGGTATCCGGATCCGTTCCACTGGGGCAAGATGCACTATGACAGCACCCGCAAAACGCTGTACATATACGACGAGATGCGATGCAATAAAACGAGCAATGCCGAGACCTGGAACCTGCTTGTCATGCGCAAGGGCGTGACCGGGCAGGACCTGATCACTGCAGACTCTGCAGAGCCTAAGTCGATCGGTGACTATCGTGATTACGGGTCGCTGTGCAGGCCTGCGATTAAGGGCCCCGACAGCGTGCGGTACGGGATGAAGTGGCTGCAGTCACTCAAAAAGATCGTGATCGATCCGGTCAGATGCCCGTACACGGCACAGGAATTTACCGAGTACGAATACGAGCGGACCGAAGACGATGAGATAATCAGCAGCTATCCCGACGCGAACAACCACAGCATAGACTGCGTGAGGTACGCGATGGAGAGAGTCTACAAGCGGAAGGGCCAGTAGGCTACACGGCGTGAAATGTGCTATACTACCCTCAAAGGGAGGTATGCATATATGGCTGTTTGGAAATTGGTTTCAGGGATCTTAACTATCGTGTTTGGCGTGTTCTGCCTTGGCCAGTCGGTGATCGTAACGACCGCGAACGCGGCGCTGCAGACAGGCGACCCGAACGGGGTTCTGGGAATGCTTGTTGGGGCGCTGATGATCGCAGGCGGGATTGTATCCATTACGACGCGCAAAGCCGGCAAGGCCGGGTGCATCGCGGTGATCGTTATTCTGGGTATTGCCGCCTGGATGGCCTTCCAGAACGCCACGAACTTCCCGGACATGAAACTCTGGGGAGGATGGAATGTGATCTGTGTGCTTGTCGCATGGTTCGATGCCGCGCGGCATGCAGTACGCAAGGCAAAAGAAACGCCGGAACAGTATCTGGGCTTCCGGAACAACGATGATGAGGAAGAGTAATGCCCTTCCTGCAGAATGCAGAGCGTGCCAGTATTGGCGCGCTTTTATTATGCCCAAAACAGGAGGCAGGTAATGCACTATGAATATTTTTTCGATGGTTTATTCACGGCTCCGGGAGGTGTTTAGACGTATGATTCCGTATCGTAATGTTGAGCAGGCGGAAAGCATCGAAACGCCACTGTCCACAGAGATGACCAATGCGCTCACCCTGTGGTATGAGCTGTATCTGGATAAAGCCTCATGGGTGGACCGGGAAAGCGTGAAGAGCATGAACCTTCCCGCGCTGATATCTTCCGAACTTGCCCGACAGATTGTGCTGGAAATGAAGTGGAATATCACGGGCAAAGGCGGCGCTGAAGGCGAAGAAGCGCCGATGAACCCGCGTGCGCAATATCTGAAAGATGAATTTGAAAAGTTGGTGGCTGTCCTCCGGTTGAAGCTGGAGCAGGGCTGCGCTGCTGGCGGTATGATCATTAAACCGTATCCCAACGTCGAGGATGGCCACATCTATTTTGACTGGGCGATGGACTGGGGGATCTACCCTGTCGCGTTTGGTGACGACGGGGACCTGACAGACGTGATGATCCCGGACGTCTTCAAGGACGGCAAGACAACATACACCCGCCTGGAGCGCCACAAGATCGTAAAGGACGGCGTGGAGATTACACAGCGCGCCTTCCGGTCAAATTATGATGAGACCCTGGGGACAGAGATTGATCTGGGAAGCGTCGAAAAGTGGGCAAACCTTAAAACCGAGGCCAAGGTCACGCAGACCGACGGGCCGCTGTTTGGGTGGTTCAAGGTGGCGGCCGCGAACAGTGTGGACGTGGACAGCCCATTGGGCGCGTCGGTCTATGCCAAAGCGGTTGATCTGATCCGGGAAGCTGACATGCAGTATTCCCGCCTGCTTTGGGAGTATGAGGGTTCAGAGCTTGCGATTGACGTTGATCCTACTGCACTGCGTCCGCGGAGGACGGAGGGCGGCGCGCTGGAGATGCCAAAGCTCAATCAGCGGCTCTTCCGTGCGGTCGATATCGACAAGGGCGACCGCGACCTTTACGACGTATTCAGCCCCAACATCCGCGACGGCAGCCTGCTTAACGGGCTTAATCAGCTGCTGATCCGGATCGAGGACCTTTGCGGGCTGTCCCGCGGCACCTTCTCAGATGCCAACGTGGACGCGCGGACGGCGACGGAGCTGAAGATTATCCGTCAGCGGTCCTTTGCTACGGTCGCAGACAATCAGGCCTCGCTAGAGAGATGCCTGCGTGACGTCGTGCGGGCGATGGACAAATATGCAACCATTTACCACCTTGCACCGGAAGGCGAATATGATGTGTCCTTTGAGTGGGACGACTCAATTCTGACGGATGCCGGCGAACAGATGCAGGAGCGTTTGATGCTTTTCAATGCCGGTATCATCGGCAAGGCGGAATTCCGGGAGTGGTACCTGGGTGAGACCAAAGCGCAGGCGCAGGCCGCGCTGGAAGCAATCGCGCAGGAGCAGGCGGCAAGCATGCAGGCAATGATGCCGCAGGTACCTGATGAGGGCAACGGTGGAGGCCCACTGCCTGAACCAGAACCGGAACCGGATGAGGGCGGGACTACACCGACGGGCGGTGATGTCGCTTGACACAGCAGGAGCTTGAACAGAGGGTTGATGTTTTGATGCAGCGTTTCACAGAGGTGAACGCTTTTTTTATTGCCAAGGTTGCGGCGCAGGTGGCGCAGGTCGGTGAGCTGATCCCGTCCACCATGAATATCATTTCGGTCATGGCAGACATGAACGAGGATATCGCCGCGATTAACCGAAGACTTGCACGCGTCCTGCAGCTGACAATCCCGGATCTGTATGACCTGTATGAACAGGCGATGAAAGATAATTACACGGATCCGAGGTTCAAGCGGGCACTGGCGGAGACGCCGCTGTCTGAAACATCGAGGGCAAGGCTTAGGCACTATACAGAGGCCGTCAGCCGTCAGACGCTGGGCACGATGATCAACCTGTCCAACACGACCATAGCGTCGGATACCTACCGGCATATCGTAGACAATGCGGTGCTTGCGGTCAGCAGTGGACTTGGCGATTACAAATCCATGACGCGGGAGAGCCTGCGGAGGCTTGGCCAGGGCGGACTGCAGGTCCAGTATCCGAGCGGCTATCACAGGCGGCTGGATACAGCGGTCAGACAAAACATCATTGACGGCGCCAACCAGATTGCGCAGCAGGGCTCTATCATGATGGGCGAGGAGCTGGGCTATGACGCCTATGAGCTGTCAGCCCATGCGAGGTCCGCGCCGGACCATGAGCCGATACAGGGCCGCGTTTTTCTCAAAGCAGAGTTTGAAAAGCTGCAGAGCCAGCAGCCCTTTGAGGACGTTGACGGCCACCATTTCGAGGCAATCCGCCGCCCGATCGGTGAATGGAACTGCATGCACATTGCAATGGCCTTCTCCACAAAGTATTCCGTACGACGGTATACGGATGCGCAGCTTACGCAGTGGAAAGAGGCCAACGAGAAGGGCTGCATGATAGGCGGAAAGAAGTACACCATTTACGAGGCTGTACAGCTTATGCGGAAAATCGAAACACAGGTCCGCCGCGAAAAGGACACAGCAAACGCGGCAAGGGCCGCAGGTGATGATGTACTGCGGAGGGAATGCCAGATGCGGATAAACGCACTGGCGAGGCAGTACGCGGATGTTGCGCGCGCGGCGGGCGTGAAGCAACGTAAGGACCGGATGCATGTGGATGGGTTCCGCATGGTCAAGGTTTAGGGAGGCACAACATGAAAAAACTGTTTATATCGCAGCCGATGCGGGGTCTGACACAGGAGCAGATCCAGAAAGCAAGGAGCGCCGCTGTAGAGTCAGCAACGCGCTTCCTGGGTGAAGAGGTCGAGGTAATCGACAGCATCTTTACAGACGTAGCGCCGGACAATCCCCTGAAGGCACTTGCGAAGTCGCTGGATGCTATGGCGGATGCAGACGCGGTGTATTTTGCCGCGGGGTGGGAGGATGCGCGCGGGTGCAGGATTGAATTTGCCTGCGCGGATCAGTACGGCCTGCCGATCATCGGCGCAGTAAAAGGCTATCAGTAATTTTCGGTGAGAGGATCCAAAGCGGATTTTATCATACATGCCCGGAACCGGAACGGGCTATAAGCAATCCGGCAACTGCCCCTGAACAAGGGCTTAAAACTGTGATATAGCGGCCAGATGAGCCGCAGAAAGGACGTTGACTTATGACACTGAGGGAAGCATTAGGTGAGGAACTGTTTGCAAAAGTTGAGGCCAGACTGGCAGAGATTAACGGCAGTGAGCCGGACAAAACGAAGCATGTGCGCTTTGCAGACCTGTCGGAAGGCGGATACGTCAGCCGTAACAAGTATGACGACAAGGTGGGCAGTCTCACACAGCAGGTGGCAGACCTGCAGGGACAGATTACACAAAGAGATGCGGATCTTGCGGGACTTAACCAGCAGCTGACCGCCGTACAGGCCGATGCAGGACAGCTTGCGGAAGCACAGAAGCAGCTGACCGCACTGCAGGCAAAGTATGATAAGGACAGCAAAGCCTGGGAGACCAAAAACGCACAGCAGGCGTACGAGTACGCCGTAAGAGCCAAAGCCAGCGAGCTGAAATTCAGCAGCGAAGCCGCGCGGAAGGAATTCCTGCGTGAGGCAATCGCGCAGGGTTTCAAACAGGATGGCGAGACTCTGATGGGGTACACGGATTTTGTCGACAAGTACCGTCAGAATGATCCCGGCGCCTTCGCAAAAGAAGAGCCGCCGAAAGCGGATGAAGGGAAAGGCAGTGAGCCCGCCCCGACAATCGTGCTGCCTTCAGGCACAAAGCCGGAACCGAACAAATCGGTTTTCAATTTTGGCTTTAATGGCGTGCGTCCGAGACCAACAAACGAATAAACACATCACACAAACAATAAAGGAGAAAAATTATGCCCGGAATTAACTACGCGCAGCAGTACAGCAGAGAACTGGCTCAGGCATATCCGTATGTCCTGAATTTTGGTCGTCTGTATGCAACCGAAAACAACGGCAGATACAGAATGGGTGAGGACGGCAAAACCGTATACATCCCTCGTATCACCACCACTGGCCGCGTGGACTCTGACAGAGACACGATCGCAATGGCTACACGCAACTATGACAACTCTTGGGAGCCGAAGACGCTGACCCACCAGAGAAAGTGGTCTACCCTCGTTCATCCGAAGGATATCGACCAGACCAATCAGGCGGCCAGCATCGCCAATATCACCCGCGTTTACAACGAGGAACAGAAGTTCCCGGAGATGGACGCTTACCTGATTTCCCAGCTTTACAAGCTGTGGACTTCCACCGACGCCACCGACTCCGAGAAGACTGCAAAGGTTGCAGACAGCTCCACTCTGGATGCATCTACCATCCTTGGCGTCTTTGACAGCATGATGGTGGCTATGGATGAGGCCCGCGTACCTGCAAACGGCAGAATCCTGTACGTGACTTCCCAGACTCGCAAGCTGTTGAAGGAAGCAGCCGGCATCACCCGCAACTTCGATGTGAAGACCGGCGGTTCTGCAGTAAACCGCGAAGTATCCCGCCTGGATGAGGTGGAGATTATTTCCGTACCGTCCAGCCTGATGAAGACCGCGTACACCTTCACCACCGGTTGGCAGGTAGCAACTGGCGCAGATCAGATCGACATGTTCCTTGTTCATCCCTCTGCAGTCATCACTCCGGTTTCCTACGAGTTCGCACAGCTTGACTCTCCGTCCGCAGTGACTGAGGGCAAGTACATCTACTTCGAGGAGTCCTACGAGGATGTATTCATCCTCAACAAGAAGCAGGATGGCCTGCAGTTCCATATCACCAAAGCAAACCCTTGACGGGCCTGTCAGTGAATACTGACACCCTGGCAGGCGCAGATCTTCTGGGCAAATCCGTAACGGACCTTCAGACGGGCATATCAGTCAGTGATAGCGGTCGGACCATTAGCGGCACCCTGAAGAAGGTTACGGGATACACAGGCTTCAGCGGCGCCGCCGCTGAACAGGAGGGGCATTATCTTGCACTGCACTGTGAGCTCCCGGAAGGCGTAGAGGGCGCGACCATCAAAGCAGGGCTGACGGGTGATGCGCTTAATACACTCGATGCGGACGGGATCGTTATCCTCAGGATCACGGACACGGCCGCGCAGTCGGTCAAAGTGGTTGTAGAGACAGCCGCTGAGACCTATGAGCGCGTCTACAGCATCAGCGGGCTTGTACTGGAGGATTGACCATGAAGACGAACGCAACAGTGCCGCCGGTTAAGCCGGCGGCAAAAACCGCAAAAAAGGCTGCGCCGAGGAAACCGGCAGGCACGAAGAAAAAGACAGCCGCAAAGGTCTGAGAAGGGAGTGCCCATGCAGTATTTGACATACGAAGAGTACGGCGACGACACCCTGCAGGACGAGGAATTTGCGGCGCTGGAATTCAAGGCGCGCAAGAAGATCGACTTCTGGACAGATTGCCGCGTGCAGAAGATGGCAGAAGTGCCGGAAGCTGTAAAACACTGCATGGCATCGCTTATGAGGCTTGAACAGAGGCTTGGCGTTGACGCGCAGGCGGCAAACCCGGTCGTCGCATCGTTCAATACAGACGGATACTCCGAGAGCTACGGCAGTGCTTCCGAGCAGGCGGCGGCCGCAGATGCTGCCGCGGCGAAAGCAATCCGGCAGTGGCTCTACGGAGAGACCGACGACAACGGCGTGCCGCTCTTATACAGGGGGGTGTATCTGTGAAACAGTGCACCGAGACCATCACTGTCTTTAACGCAGCGCTGGATGAGGAAAACGGCTACGACGTGTACTATCCCACAGTGATCAAAGGTGTATCCTGGCACTGTGAGATAGCGTCAACCGTCAGCCAGACAGGGCTGCAGGCGGCCAACCTGTTTACCATCCGTATCCCGGAGGACGCGAATTTTTCCGGGAAAAAATATGCACGGCCTGCAGAGTACGGCGACCCTGAAAAGCAGTTCACCCTGCAGCAGGGCGATATCATCGTGCATGCGGCTGTGGAAGATATGCTGACGCCGGCGCAGCTGCAGCAGGCATACGGTGAGATTGTAACGATTCTTGGCGTGACCGACAGCAGCCGCAGACCGAATGCACGGCACTGGAAGGTTGTGGGGAAATGATCGAGTTCAAGGCCAAAAAAGTTTTCATCGACCTGGACACGGAGCATCTGCTTTCAAGGTTCAACCTGGAGTCCGGCGGGAAGGTCCAGCAGGCTATAGACAAGGCCGTCATCGACTGGAACCTGCAGTACGTGCCGTGGGAGACCGGCACGTTGGGAAGGAGCGCATACTCCGCCACAGCTATAGGCAGCGGGGAAGTGGTCTATCCCGGACCGTACGCCCACTATATGTACTATGGTGAGGTATACGGCCCGAATATTCCGGTATTTGAGGATGATACGGGAGACCCTACACGGTGGTTTTCGCCGCCGGGGCAGAAGAAGCATCCGACAGGCCGGGAGCTGCAGTATGCAACGGATGTAAATCCGCTTGCCGGATCCTTCTGGTTCGAGCGGATGAAGGCAGACCATCTGGACGATATCATCAAGGAGGCTAAAGCGCATGTCAGACAATAACGCGGCTTATGTGCGGGCGTGGTTTCGCACCTGCCCGGCAATCCTCAGCGGAAACCGTTTCCGCGTGGATTACGTGGCAGAAAAGCCAACCGAATATGCTATTTATGCCGTGCCTTCCTCCCTGCGGTATCACGAAAACATTCTGGGAGAGGAGGTCCCCGACGACATCCAGACGCAGAATTTCATCTTTGCGTCAAAGGAGCCATACGGGGCGGACATCCAGCAGAACCTTGCCAACCTTGCTTTTCATCAGCAGATTGTCGAGTGGGTTTTGGAGCAGAATGCGGCCAGAAACTTCCCGGAATGGAGCGGCGGAACGGTGCGATCGATCGTCCCTACACTGACGGGATATCCTGCGCAGGTGGGCAGTGATGCGGCAAAATATCAGATACAGTTAAAAATCACATATAGGAGAGACTAATATGGGAAAAGTTGAGAGAAAATATCTTGCTCATTTCATCGATGCGTCTTTCGGCTCCGGCACGACCAATTATGTCCGCCTGGGCAAAGACCTGGAAGAGTACAACGAAGAGCTTAACCCGGATGTTGAGGTCAATAAAAACATTCTGGGTGAGCAGAACGTACAGCACAACGGCTACGAAGTGCAGAGCGATGTGGATCCGTTTTATGCGTACGAGGGCGACCCGCTGTTTACTCAGCTTTGCACGATTGCAAACGAGCGTAAGACCGGCGATGGCTGCATGACTACAAAGGTTGATGTGCTTCTGGACGCGACCGGCACTGTAACCTGGGCATATAGAGAGGATTGCTATGTCGTGCCCAATTCCGTCGGCGGTGATACTTCCGGCGTGCAGGTGCCCTTCACCGTTTACAATGCGGGCAACCGCGTTGCCGGTACTTTTGATATGAGCACCAAAGCATTCACACCTTCGTCCACCTGATGAGGGATTAACAACAATTAGAGGGGGCCTGAGAGGGCTCCCTTTTTCTTGTACTTAAGGAGGCAAAACTTATGGCAGAGCAGATCAGACAGCAGCTTGAAATTACGGTCGACGACGGCAGTCAGCGCGTACCGATCAAAAATCTGGCAGGTGAGGAGATCGGAGTATTTTACTTCCGGCCCACAGACCTTGCGATCATCCAGAGATACAACGAGACGGTATCAAAGTTCGAGGAAATTCTGGCGCCGCTTGAGAGCGTCAATATCAACGCGGACGGGACAGCGGACGAACAGGATACAGCCGCGCTGGAAGCAATCACAGAGGCCGAAAAGAGGCTTTTCGAGGCCTGCGATTATATCTTCGGCGGGAACATGAGCGAGGCGTTTTTTGGCAAAATGCATCCGTTTTCGCCGGTTAATGGCGTATTTTACTGCGAAACCGCCCTGAATAAGGTGGGGCAGTTTATCTCAAGCCAGTTTGAGCAGGAGACGGAAAAGATCAACAAGCGGATGGTCAAGTACACAAAGAAATACGGCAGAGGTAGAAAATGATCGGTGAGCTTCCGCGCGATGTAGAGGTCGGCGGAAAGAGGTACGCGATACGGACAGACTTCCGGGATATTCTGACCATCATTTCAGCCTTCAATGACGAGGAGCTGGATGCGAAGGAAAAACTGTTTATCTGCCTTTACATATTGTTCGAGGACTTCGAAAGCATTCCGCCGGAAGATTACGAGGCCGCATATACGGAGGCACTCCGTTTCATCGACTGCGGCGACGGGTCGAAGAAAGAGGGAAAGAGCCCTGCGCGCGTGATGGACTGGGAGCAGGATGAACGGATCCTGTTTCCGGCAATAAACAGCGTGGCCGGGTATGAGACGCGCGCAAAGGATTATATCCACTGGTGGACCTTTATGGGCTACTTCATGGAGATCCGGGAGGGCGTCTTTTCGCAGGTCCTGTCCCTGCGGCAGAAAAAGTCCAAGGGCAAGCCGCTTGAAAAGTGGGAACGCGAGTTCTGGCAGTCAAACAAAGACCTGTGCGTCCTGCGGCCGCGGCTGTCGAAGGAAGAAAAGGAAGAGCGCGACCGGATCAATGCTCTGCTTGACGGTTGATAGGAGGTGATAGAGATGGCGGGAAAAGCTGACGGCTCCATAACGATCGACACGAAACTCGATAATGCGGGCTTTGAGGCGGGATCAAAGGAGTTAAGGCACGCTGTCCATTCCCTGGAAGATCAGGTCAATGCTACCGGCGGAAAGCTCCGGGACGCGTTCAAGTTTGATTTTGGGCAGCCCAAACAGGCTGCAAATACATTCCAAGCCGCACTCAAGCGCGTAAATGCGGAAATTACTGACCTTGGAGAGCTTGGCAAGCGGGCTATCTCAGGCGATGTTGACGCAATGCGGCGCTTCGAAGAGGTGAGTGACGAGACGAGGGCGCGCCTTGACGAGATGCGTGCAGAGCTCAACAAGTTCGGGGCGGCCAAGTTTGAAACTCCAGAGCATCAGCAGATTGCGGCGCAGTATCAGGCAGCTGCTACACAGGTTGAGGAGCTGACGAAACAGCTGGAGGCCGCGGAGGACCGCTTCGATGCGATAACCGAAAACTTCGGCCGGTCTGCAGAGTACATGAACCTGGAAGACCGGATCGATGAGCTGCGCATGTGGAAGGCCGAATACGATGAGGCCGCAAAGCGCGGAGATGCAGGCGGACAGCTTCGCGCGATGATGGGCGCAGGCATCAACAAGGGCACCATCGATGAGGCTCTGAAGCAGGCTGAAGCGGAAATGGACAAGATGTGGCAGAAGTTTGAGACTTCTACGCCATATAAAAAGACGCAGGCCGAGATCGACAAGATCACAGAGAAGCTGCAGGCCGCAAAGGCCAGCGCAGAGCAGTACAAGGCGCAGATGGATCAGACGCCGGAGTCCTTCCAGGGATACAGCACGTCTGAATTTCAGAAGGACAGCGAGGCACTGGAGCGGACCATAGACAGGCTGCTTGAATACCGCCGTCTTGTTGCTGAGGGTGGAAGCAGTGAGCGTGCAGGCGCGTCCAGCAGCGCGGCATCCGCGCGTGTGCAGGCGATTACACTGGATCAGCTGCAGGCCAAATTAAACGGCATCCTGCCGATATCGGGCATGGTCAAGGGCGCGATGAGCAGCGCTTTTGATACGATCGTTTCCGGTGCAAAGCGGGCAACAGCAAGCCTTGCCGGAATGGTCAAATCAGGGATCATGACCGGGCTGAACAAGCTGGGCAATGCAATATCCAATCTGAGCAAAAAATCCAAAAAGAATAATTTAACACTCGGAACGAGCTTCAAGACGATGCTTCGGTACGGCCTTGGCATCCGTTCCACTTTCGTGCTCTTTAATAAGTTGAGAAATGCACTGGTATCAGGCTTTACAAACCTTGCCGCGTATGACTCAGAGATGAAGACCACAATCAATGAGTTAAAAGCCTCATTGGCAACCCTCAAAAACTCGTTTGCAGCGGCCTTCGCACCGGTAGCACGGATTGTGCTTCCGATCCTCACCAATCTGATTAATGCCCTTGCAACGGCCATTTCTCACGTTGGCATGCTGATTGCCGCACTGACCGGGAAATCATCCTTCACGCGCGCGACAGCCGCGCAGGCAGACTCTGCAGACGCGGCCACAAAAGCGATGGACGATGAGTCTGAGGCCGCACAGGACCTGCAAAAGAACCTTGCAGGGTTCGATGATGTGGAGATCCTCAGCGACAATAAGTCTTCCGGGAGTGGATCCGGGAAGAATAAGGGCGCTGCAGGCGGCGGCTTTGAGGAAGTGCCCATTGACAGCGACTTTGGCAATCTGGCCAAGATGATCAAAGAGGCGTGGGAAAAGGCAGACTTCACTGAGATCGGTGCACTGATCGGAAAGAAGCTCAAGAGTGCGCTTGAGTCTATCCCGTGGGCACAGATACGGATTGTGTTGCGGAAGATCGCAACGAGCATCGCTACACTACTTAACGGCTTCCTTGAAACACCGGGGCTCTTTACGACGATCGGAAAGACGATTGCAGAGGGCATCAATTCCGCTGTCAATTTTGTGCACACGCTGATCAAGAGTTTCCACTGGGAGAGCCTTGGAACAGCCGTGAAGGATCTGATCCTTGGGGCGCTGAACAATATCAACTGGAGAGAGATATATCAGACAGCACGTGACCTTGGCGCAGGCCTTGGAGCAGCGGTCAACAGTGCTCTGAACAATCCGGAAATCTGGTCCGCGATCTTTACCACAATCAGCCGCTGGCTGAATGCAAAGATTTATGCGGCGATTGAATTTGTGAAGCAGATTAAGTGGGGAGAGCTCGGTCAGAACATCGGCAAAGGAATGAACAAGGGCGTTGATGAATATGACTGGGGCGCTCTTGGATACCTTCTGATCCAGTCAATCAACGGGGCCTTCGATCTTTGGTACAACTGGGTAACAGAGTTCGACTTTGCCAAGTTCGGGGAACACATCGGAAACACCATTTCGCAGGTACTCACCGGCATTGACTGGGAAAAAGGCGGCATGAGCGTGGCGGAGACCATGAACGGCCTTTTCCGGGCGCTGAGCAACATCGTGTCGCATATCCGCTGGGAGGAGGTTGCAGACGGCGTCGTAAAAGGCATCATCGGCTTCTTCCGGGAGTTCGAGTGGGACACCTTCGGAGAGACGCTGCACAACCTGCTTGACGGGCTTCTTCGGTTCCTTCGCAGGGCCGTGGAAAAATTCCCCTGGGAAGAGGTCCCGGATTACATTGCGAAAGCAATCTCAGACTTCCTCACCGGCTTTGACTGGGAGGGTCTCATTGATGAGACGATCGGTTTGATTAAAGACGCGCTGAACGGTCTGATCCGGATGCTTGCGGGAGATAAGGATGCAGGTGAGGAAAGCCCCGTCGTATCGGCGCTTAACCGCCTCAAGGACAGCATCGGAAAAATAAGCAGTAAGGACTTCAAAAAGCTGGCAACGGCGATCGGAAATCTTGTGGAGGCGCTTGCCCCTGCAGGTGAGGGCTTCGCGGCGGGCTTCCTGGACGTCTTTGCAGGGCTCGTTGATATTGGCATCGAGTTTATCAAGGCACTGGGTCCTGCCCTGCAGGATATCGCGGATGCGATCAATTCCATCCCGCCCGAAACACTGGCCAGCATGGGCGAAAGCCTTGGAAAATTCGCGGCGGCGTTTTTAGTGATGAAAGGCGCGTCTTCTGTAATAACGAACCTTGCAAACTTTATCGGCTTGCTTAAAGGTGCAGGTGTTGCCGGCACAGCAGCGGCCGCAGGCACGGAAGCTGCAGCGACAGCGGCAGGTGCGGCAGGTGCGGCGGCAGAAACCGCCGGACAGGGCGTGGGAGGTCTTGCAGGAGGTTTTGCTACCAACCTTGGAGCAACGGCGGCATTTACGGACGCTATAAACAATCTGCTTATCCCCGGCCTCGATGGATCCGCGAAAAAGGCAGCCGAAACAGATAAGGCTTTCGGGTTCGTCACTTCAGCGCTACACGCGGCGGGAGAGGAAAGCGGACTCACTGCAGGCACTTTGGCGTCTGTCGAAGGACCGATGCAGCATCTGGCGATGGAAGCCGCGCCGGACTTCGCCACAGCCTTTGCACAGGTGGCAACGGGCTTCGAGCAGGCCGGCGGAGATGTTGACGCCTTTAAGCTGTCCCTTAAAAACATGCTGGACGAGGGCCGCTTCAGTGGGGCATACGCGCAGGTCATTCAGGACTATATCAGTGATATCGGCACGGAAGCAAATACGTCTGAGACAAACACGGACAACTTTGCATCCGTGTTTGATAAATTCAGCGCCCTGAAGCTGTCTGTCCCGCTCAAAATGGCGATCCTGTCCGGGGCGGTAAAAAACCTTGGTGAAAAGGGTGTCACATCGGAAGAGCAGACAGCGGCACTGCAGGATACTCTGGATGCGTACGACGCCAATCCGACGGCCGAAAACATGCAGAAGGTTATTGACGCCTTCGCGGCTACCGGTATTTCTGCGGATGACTGCAACACGGCAATTATGCTTGCAATTACGGAACTTCCGGAGAGCATGCAGCCGGAACTTGCGGAACTCACAAAAACCGTCGAAGATCTGGGCCCGGACCTTAAGAGCGCGGGAACAACCGACGGTGAAAACCTGTCTGACGGCCTCATTGAGGGCGTGCTGGCAAAGCAGGCGGAAGCGGAACTTTCAATCAGTACCTGGATGGAGGATATGCTCGGAACGGTAGACGGTGCCGCAGACATGCACAGCCCTTCGAAGGAAATGGCCAAGCGTGGCGGCTGGCTCGTTGATGGTATGCGCGTGGGCGTGGACAACAACAAAGCTATCCTGAACACTGTTTGGGGCCAGATCATGGACCGGCTGCTGAATACGGTCAGCGGCTTCATAAACCGCTTCCAGAAGGTGGGCGAAGACGTCGGTGAGGCTTTCCTCGGCGGTTTCTCTGCCGCGGCATCTGCAGCAGGTGATGCGGCCGCTGAGATCGGAGAGGCAATCTACATCGAACTGGACGGCCTCGACTTCTGGTCGGTCGGTTACAACATCGGCATAGGTATTTACAACGGCCTCATGAGCCAGAATTATAACCTGCAGGTACTGGCCTGGAATACGGCGGTCGCAATGTACAATTCCGCATGCGCGGCTCTGGGTATTCACAGTCCTTCGAAAAAGTTTGCATGGATCGGTGAGATGACAACCGCCGGTCTTGCAAATGGTATCGAGGACTCCAAGGGCACAGCACTTAATGCGGTTACGGCACTTGCGGATGCGGTGACGGAAGAGGCTACGCAGACGAGCCCGGTTATGACTATAGACACTGCGGCAGGCAGTTTTACCGACGGTCTGGACGCGGTCCTTGCCGGCTTCTCCGACAAGGTGGTCAGCAGCTTCAGCGCGATGATCGCCGCGATGGAGAGCATCGTAAACGGGTCGTCCTTTGTTGTGCCGGCTGTGGCAAGCGGCGCGGTAGCCCCGTATTCGTCCCGCAGGGCGGCGGAACAGGAGAGCGCGGCAAGTACATCGGATATCCTCGGTGCACTGGCCAGAAGGGACGCCGGACACCTTACCAAAGACGATCTGGCGGAGGTTCTGGCGGCGGCACTGCAGCAGTATCTGGATATTGATTTCTACATCGGTGACGAGCAGATTGCACGGCATGCCAATGCCGGCAATGCACGGCTCAACCGGCGTTACCGTGCGGTAGCAGAATAGGAGGCAGATAATGAGCTTACTCACAAATCCTTTTTCGGTGGACGGTGTAACGCTGCCCGTGCCGGATGAGTACAGGCCGAGTGTGGAGGATCTGTCTTCTGAGGCTACCGGCCGTACACTTGACGGCGTAATGCATAAGGACGTCGTCGCGGTAAAAGATAACTACGAGTTTGTGTGGCACAAGGCGTCCTGGACGGACGCCGCCACCATATTCAATGCGATTGACGGCAAAACGCAGGTCACACTGACATACGTGGACCCGCGCAAGCCGTATCAGGTATTAAGCAATCTTTTCTATGTGGGCCAGCGATCCTGTGAGGCACTGAACTTGAATGATCCGGTGTTCACGTGGAAAAATATCTCACTGACATTCACACGCGTATAAGGAGGGAAGCGCATGATTAAGCTATCTGCAGCGTTCAGGCGGGCGCTGGCCGAAAATCAGCGCAACTACCTTGTATACGCTGACATTACCCTGGGGGACGGCGCGGTCCTTAATCTGATCAACGGCCAGATCTGGGCGTCGGGGATGACCATAGACAATGCCGTCTCTGAGGACAACACTTTCACAGCGTTGGGTTCGGCGATTATCGGGTCGGCCACATTGGTGATCAACAACATCGATGAGGAGTATTCAGCCTATGACTTCATAAACGCCAAGGTGGTGCTTTACGTCGGCATGCAGCTGACTGAGGGGAGCACGACAAGGCTTGAAAAGATCAAAAAGGGCGTGTACACGGTCGACGATTCGGAGTACAACGGCGGTACTATTACGCTGACACTCCTGGATAATATGTGTCAGTTTGACAGGCCGTACAGCTTAAGCAGCCTTGCGTATCCTGCAAAGCTGATCAACATCATTAATGACGCCTGCACAAAGTGCGGCGTGGCCCTGAGCGCTTCTTCTGCATCGTTCCCGCGCAAGGATACGACAGTTCCGACGCGGCCGTCGGATGACGCCACGACCTTCCGTGAGGTGATCGGGTGGGCGGCCGCAGTGGCAGGGTGCTTCTGCCGGTGCAACCGCAACGGAGAGCTTGAGCTTGCCTGGTTCGATCAGACGGCGCTGGAGACATGGGACGCAGATATAGACGGCGGATCCTTCGACTCTTCGACGCCGTACGCAACCGGCGCAGCCGTAAACGGCGGCACGTTCAGCCCCTGGAACGTCGGAGACGAGGCAGAGGGCGGCGACTTCGACGATGGCGGCCTGCAGCAGGTTTCGGGTCTCTACTCGCAAAACATCTGCGTGGACGATATTGTGATCACCGGCGTGAGCGCAACGGTCAAGGATGAGACTGACAGCGCCACAGATGCGACGCGGGAGGTCCTTTCCGGGTCTGCAGGATACGTGGTCAACATCTCAGACAATCCCTTCGTTACGCCTGCAAATGCGCAGAGCATTGTCAATGCGCTGGCCCTGCAGCTTGTCGGGCTGAAGTTCAGAAAATGCAATGTGACGCATGTCAATGACCCTGGCATCGAGGCGGGTGACGTCGGAATACTGATTGACCGCAAAGGGAACAAATACCCGATCCTGATCACCCGGACCACCTTCACGGCAGGAGGCCGGCAGACAACAGTATGCGGCGCGGAGACGCCGAACAGGAACAGTGCTACACGGATTTCGTGGCAGACAAAGAACTACGTGGAAGCACGGCGGTTATTGAATGCAGAGAAGACAGCACGGTCACAGGCACTCGATGATCTGTCCGACAGGCTGGATGCAAAAGCCGGTCTGTATTCGACCGTCGAAACGACTTCCTCCGGGACGATCTACTACCTGCATGACAAGCCGCTCAAAGCGGATTCTTCTGTGGTCTGGAAGATGACCGCTGAGGCGTGGGGTGTTTCCACGGACGGCGGTCAGACCTGGAATGCCGGCATGACGGTGGACGGCACAGTCATTGCTTCGATCCTGTCGACGATCGGACTGGACTTTGACTGGGGCACAGGCGGCACGTTGACGCTTGGCGGGAACAACAATACAAACGGTCTTCTGCGGATCCTCAACGCTTCGGGCACAGAGATCGTCCGAGGCGATAATACGGGGCTGACGGTTACCAACGGCAGCATATCCGGAACAACAATCAAAATCGGCGGAGAAAACAACGGATACGGATCAATCGAGGTATACAACAATTACGGGGTCCAGGTTGGACTTCTGGATAACTATTCACACCTTGTTCTGGAATACATCACAGCCGGAGAATACAGCGTGATGCATAACAGCAACCTGAATCTGAATTCAACCGGCCTGATATTCGGAGGCGTCGGCACGATGGACTCGACCCATGATGAGACGCAGTGGATCACACATCAGCTTGTCCCGTTCTATGAGCAGGTACTGGATCCGGACGATCCGTGGGTGGCCACTAAAGATATGGGTATGATTTATTTTGCCCTCCGAAACATCCAGGGCATACGGATGGCGAACTGGATGGTAGCTACCGGCGGAGCCACAACGTACAGCGCTTCAACCGCGGCAACGTACTATCACTACAAAAATTCAAGCTATCCGATCTATAACGGGTTCAATTTCTATGCCAATGTTATCGGCCGGAATTTGTATAACAGGGGCACGAAATCGAGAATAGTCGACACCGAAGACTACGGTACAAGGGCGCTGTACTGCTACGAAACACCATCACCCATGTTCGGGGACCTTGGATCCGGGATGCTGGATGACACAGGTGAGTGTGTGATCATCTTCGACGATGTTTTCCGCGAAACCGTGGTCTCTGACGCAGAGTATCATGTCTTCCTGCAGAAGTGCGGCGAAGGTGATATGTGGGTGGCGGAGAAACAGGCGGATTACTTCATCGTGAGAGGCACTCCGGGGCTTAAGTTTGACTGGGAGGTCAAGCTCAAACAGAAGGACTATACCTTCAACAGGCTTGACGATGACTTCAACCAGCCGATGTCCCCGGATGATGAGGATATGGAGAATTACACCGACGTGCCGGAGGATATTGACTATGCGGCAGAGGGCGCGTCATACGCGACCATAACCTACAACCAGGCAGAAAAGGAGGCTATGCTGATATGAAACTCTTGACCAGCTTCACGAAACTGACGACCGGCGAAGGCGTAAGACTTTCTTACACCTATTCCGAGATCAACGAAAAGGGCGAGATCATCAGCCAGAATACACGCGGCAATTTTATCGTGCTGGATGCTGATGTTCTGGCCCATCTTGCGGCAATCGATACATACATTAAGGATACCAAGCTGAGTGACTGAGTGATATGAGGTGATCAGATGGCGATACAAAACAGGCGCGGAGTCTACAGCAACTTCGACCCGTCCAAAATGGTTCCGGGTGAATTTGCTGTGGTGCAAAGCGGCGACTCAAACACACTGGACGGCAAGGCCGTTTACATAGCTTTTAAAGCGTCGGATGTAAAAAGGCTTGTCACATCTGACGAGCTGGCGCAGGTATCGGCAAATGCTTCTGACGCGCTGACCAAAGCAAACAATGCAGTGACGCAGGCGTCAACCGCCGCGGCAAATGCGTCGAATGCACTGACCAAAGCAAACACGGCAACGTCGCAGGCCTCAAACGCGTCCAATGCCGCGTCCAATGCCCTGTCCAAAGCGACAGCATCGGAGACAAAGGTAAACAACCTGCAGGACAAGCTGAGTTATATGCCGGTCGATGGCACAAATATCTTCTCCGTATGGGACGCGGGCGCAGGTCAGGGTGCGACGATATCCAGAAACAGCAAAATCATCACTGTCGAGCACACAGCGGCGTACCATGGCGTGTTCATCCCCACAAAGTACTTTGCAGTCGGAGAGACATACGAGCTGTCGTTTAAATTCAAAAAGGTTTCCGGTGAGCTTTCCTGCATCGGCGGCGACCGGTCCGGGAAGGTTCAGAAATACTTTGCTGTAGACGGCGTAGAACAGACCTGTGACTTCCATAACACTTCAGGGCTTGCAACGGTGGCCGATGATACCAATGAGCACACTGTGGACTTTATCTTTACCGCGGAAACGACCGCATCGGTCCATGTGCAGGCCAATAGGGGCAAGACTACACAAGTGACGTGGCAGATCTACGGTATTGTGCTCAAGCATATCCCGACGGATGTGGTGACGGACGGCACGCTCACACAGACGGGCAGGGCCGCAGATGCAAAGGCCGTGGGTGATGCACTTGCTTCGGCAACGGGGGATTTGTCAGGCGATATTACAGCTCTGGAAGCCGCTTTGGATGATAACATGCGCTCCATCGTGGGGGCTGTAAGCATGCAGTTTCAGCCGGGCGTCCGTAACTGCAGTACGATCGGAAATGTGATCGGATCACCGACGCTGACCGACGATAAATACGTTCATGCCCTGGCTCCCTGCACAAGCAGTGATGTGGTCATTGTAAACGTACGGGGTGCAAGCGGCGCGCGTGCGTGGGCGTATCTCGATGCTGATTATAAGGTGCTGCAGAATGGCGAGGCGAATACATCGTACCGAGACGTGCAGCTGCCGACGCCGCCGGATAATACCGCTTACGTACTGCTTAATAACAGGACCGGTGAGAGTTATATCCCTACCGGATATTACGGGCACATCGGCAGGACGGTGGATGAAAGAATTGATGCTGTCGCCACGGAAGCCGAACAGACGACGCCGGGCTTTAATATGGGCCCGTTCTTCTCCCACGATCTGGAGGATAAATATGATGCGGCGACCAATCCCGACGGGTATTGGTACGGGATCCACACGAATACATACACCCGGCTGGAGGACGGATGGGTCCATGTGCATTATGATAACAGCACGGGCACGACGAGAAATGCCAGAAATGCCCTGCCGCGGCCCACAGCCGGCGTAAAACCGGGTGCAGATTATACGTGGCTTTTCGAGTTCCGAAACAATGCTTCCGAGGGCTGTAATACCGGTAACAGTCTGGTATACATCGTGCAGGATTCCAGTCCGACGCAGTTCTGGGGCAGCACGATCAAGGAAAATCTCGAAGGCGAAGGAACAAATTCAGGAGCACGCCTCGATCAGATCCCGACAGACGGGACAGTGTACCGGCACCGCTTTATTAAAACAGCGGAGGCCGAGGACTCCAGCTATTATCTCCCCGCGCCAATCGAGACCTGCCTGCTTCGCACGTACGTGGAAGCCGGCGGCATTGCAGACTTTGACATGCGCGTGAGCCTTTACGAGGGCAAGTATATGGGCGATTATGTGCCGTACACCCTCAGCGTGGACGACGCAATCGGTTTGGCGCTTGAGTCTGCAAATGTGGCTAAAAACACGGCAGACGCGGCTCAAACAACGGCGGAAGAGGCAAAGACAACAGCTGACGCGGCCAAAACAACTGCGGACAAGGCAAAAGCTGACGTGGCGGCGTTAAATCTAACAGAAGCGGATGACGTTTTTGCTCTTTGGGATGGACTCAGAACACTTGACGAAGGAAAAGTGTGGAAGGGCACGGTCGGCACAGCACCCTTTACAATCAGCATTACGAGAGGGGAGGCGCCGTTGTTTGTGACGGTGACCTGGACGAAATCCAGCGAGGAACAAATGGCCGTGTACATAGCAGTAAATGACATGGTCATATGCCTTGCAGACACATCAAACGGAGACATATCATGCACTGCTGCTTTCAACAGCAGCACACGCATGACTGATTACACATTTACCCTGGATCATGCTGATCACAATACCGCCAGATGGGTATATCTCAAACTGGACCAATACGGTCTGGCGCCGTAGTAAATGGAGGTGGTCAAAATTGTGGTTTACTAAAGAGCGACGGGAGAAAATCGAGCAGGACGGATACATAGTATCCGTCAAATGCACACACTTTTTTATAACGCGCGGCGACTCAGCCTATCCGACACTTGAGGCCAAAGACGGGTCCAACAATGTGATCAATCCGTCCGATCTGGGCACGGTCCGGGTGCAGGTGCGCGAGAAGGAGGCCACTGCAGGTGCGGTGCTGTTTACCGGCGAAGTGATGGATCTCGACGGGAAAACAGTCTGGCATATTCGGCCGGAGGATACGAGGGATCTTGAATACGGCACTTACAAGTATGACGTACAGATTGAGCTGGAAAACGGGGATGTATTCACGTTCATTCCCATTAGCGATTTTGTTGTGCTGCATGAGAGCACGCGGGTGCAGGAGGGATAAGATATGGCAGATTTTAACGGCATTCTCGCCGGGCGGATTACCGAGACTGTCCTGAAGGGTGAAAAAGGCGATTCGCCCGTACGGGGCGTGGATTACTGGACGGAAGAGGATCAGACAATGATCGTGCAGGATGTGTGCGATACATTGGGTCTGGCCGTCGAAAATAACCTGTTGTGCGCGGTGTATGATGAGGCATATGAGGAGGAGATCAATGGCTAATATTACAAATCCTGTGATTCTGGATCGGACGGGGCGGATGATTGCGGAGCGGCTGCAGTCTGTCGCTGAGGCGCTCTGGGCAGAAAAGAAACCCACGGTCGAGCGCAAGGACGTCAACTTTTACGATTACGACGGCTCCCGCGTGTACAGTTACACCCGGGCGGAGTTCCTGGGGCTGAGTGCTATGCCGGGCAATCCTGCGCACACCGGACTGACCGCGCAGGGCTGGAACTGGAACCTTGCGGATGCGCAGGCCTATGTGACCAAATACACCTATCTGGATATCGGTCAGAGTTATATCACGGACGATGGCAAGACGCGGGTCTATGTCGAGATCGATTATACATCCAATCTGACAGTCAACCTTAAATACTGGCAGTCTGCTGCCAATGGCGTGACGATTGACTGGGGCGACGGCGAAACAGGCGTTTTTGCGGCTGCCGGTAATGCGGCAATGGCTCACACATATGCGGATGAGGGCAAGTACGTAATCACTATGACGCCCGCGGAAGGGTGCACGGTAAGACTGGGAACCAACACAAAGGACGGCACGACATTGGTTGGCGTCGGCGGCACCGCGAATATGTTCCTCTATCAGGGCAACACAGGCCGAATGGCGGGCAAGGATGTGCTTGTGGGTATCGAGATCGGCGAGGGCGTCGTGGGCATCGGCGGAGCTGCTTTTGCTTATGCAACAAACCTGCGCAAGATCACGATCCCGACAAATACGACAACCATTTACGCGATGGCGTTTTATGGCTGCGTCAGCTTGGAGGGTATCGTCTTTCCGGCGGGTATGACAAAAGTCGGCAACATGCAGCACGGCTATAACTATAATGTGGGCGTCGTTTCCCTGCCTGCATCCATCACGACAATCGGCAGCTCTGCTTTTAGGACCTGCTCTCATCTGCAGCGGCTCTGCATCCCGGAGGGTGTAACGGCCTTGCAGAATTACGTTTGCAGCGGGATGCACAGAGCAAAGGAAATCATTGTCCCGGATACGGTCAAAGGCGCGTTTCCGCATTTTGGTTTTGAGGATTGTTACGCCCTTGCAGAAATCAATGTGCCTGTGGGGGTCACATCAATCGGAGATTATGCGTTCCATAATTGCTTCAATTTAAGAAAATGCGAATTGCCGGAAGGTGTAACCACCATTGGCGAGGGCGCTTTCAGCTCATGTTTTGGCTTCATCGATTTTGTTATCCCGTCTACTGTGACCAAGATTAATACGTTTGCTTTTGGGTACAATGACGGGACACACACCTTCCGGGTTAAGGCGACTACACCGCCCGCGCTGGAGCCGACAGCGCTTACTTATATTTATGATGGTGCAACCATTTATGTGCCGTACAGCGAGGATCACAGCATTCTGGCGGCCTATAAGGCTGCAACGGGATGGAGCAGCAGGGCCGACAGCATCATAGAGGAGGAGAGCGCATGATTAAAGAATTGATTAACGATCGATTTCGTACTGACGGAGTAAAAATCGTTATCAAGACCGGCGAATCGTACATGCACTGCACGACCGGCCAGATTGTGCAGGAACTCCCGGAAGATGCTGTCTTGGAAGAGTGGGCAAAAGTCACGACCAAGCTGCGCAGTGATCAGACCGGCGAAGAATATGATATCGTGCACGACGTCGAAGGGTCGCCCAATACCTACACAGAAGTTTACCTGTCCCCTGAGTCGTATTGCCGTACCAATATCAGCAAAGGGACTACGGGGAATCTTGGCAGCGTGACGTACATCAAAAACGCTGGGCCCACTTATGCATCAGCCACGACCTACCACAAAGGCGACAAGGTTGTTTATGACAAAAAGACCTATATCTGCGAGGAGGACGAAATCACCGGCGTGCTCCCTAAACACTGGGGCTTTGATTTGTATCTGCCCTACGTCGAGCGGCTGGAACAGAAATATATAACCTTCGAGGAGCTGCCGCAGCCGGTGGCAGAAGGAGCATAAGACCATGTTTTTATCATGGCCAAAACATTGACAGGGCACCCTGCACAGCAGGGCTGCCCTGATTTTTTCAGGGAGGATATAACAACATGGATTTTCTCAAAAACGTCACCTTCACACATAGATACTGGGTTCTTCTGCTTCCGATCATACTCATGGGCGCAGATATCGTAACAGGGTGGATCCAGGCCACGATCAATGGGACCTGGGATTCAACGAAAATGCGCAAGGGCCTTTTTCGCAAAAGCGGGGAGCTGGTTATCATCCTCATCGCGTACGTCGTCCAGATTGCCCTTGCACTGCCTGTGGACATCTTTGCTTTTATCTCAGCCTATGTGTGTGTGATGGAGGTCCTCAGTGTGATTGAGAACCTGGATCAGGCAGGGCTGCCTGTACCGTCGTGGATCACTCACAGACTCAGTAAAGTGGCCAAGGCAATGACAGAAGACGACCCGATCACTCCGGAAATTGAAAAGGAGACAGACGACCTTAAATAGTAAGGGAGGCGAATGGCGTGACGAAAGAAAACATGCAGGTGCTGATCAATACCATCGGCGCGGTGGAGTCCGGCGGACAGGTCTACGGCAAGCGCAGATATGATGCATACGCGGCCCCGTACACCAACAGCAGCAACGAGTACACCGTCACTTTAGGCTGGGCGCAGAATTACGGAGGCAACGCCAAAAAGCTCATCCAGCGGATCTTTGACGCAGACCCTGCAGCCTTCAGGGCACTGGACAAGGCCGGCATCGAGGGGACGCTGAGCAAGGACTGGGTGGTAACAAAGTGGGCCCCGACAGCCGCGCAGAAGGCTGTCCTGATCGCACTGATCGACAGCCCCGCAGGGCGCAGGTGCCAGGACGAGCTCTTTGCAGAGCAGATGGCTGTGTTCATCAAAGACTGCGAGGCTGATTACACCAAAGACGTCAAGGCTGTCATGATGTACTGCGAAATCCGGCATCTTGGCGGCAAGGGTCCGACAGATCGGATCTTCGGCCGGCTTAACGGAGACTACAGCCTTGACGCGATTATGGCATCGCTTGTCCGGGACCAAAAGGATGCATCCAGCGCCAATCAGGTTGGGGACAAAATTTACTGGTCACGGCATCTCAAATGCCGGTCTTTTATCGATGAGAATGCTGTCGACGAGGCAGCGCCGCAGGAGGTGAAAAAGGTTATGTATTCGAGACAGAAGGTTGTGGATCTGATAACAAGCTGGCTTGGCTATTCCGAGGCTAACGGGAAATACCGGCAGATCATCGACATATACAACAGCTATACCGGGAAGCTGCCGAGGGGCATCCGGATGGATTACGGCTGGGCATGGTGCGCGGCCACATGGTCCGCCCTGGCTGTCAAACTGGGCTATACTGCGATCATGCCGATCGAGATATCCTGCTATTACATTGTCGAGCGTGCAAAGGCTATGGGCGCGTGGGTGGAAAAGGATGGATATGTTCCTTCGCCCGGTGACGCTGTCCTTTATGACTGGGCAGATGGATCCAGCTATGCGTCCTATGACAATCAGGACGTTCCGGATCATATCGGTACGGTGGTTTCCGTCAACAAGGCCGCAGGTTACTTCACGGTGATCGAGGGCAACTATAGCGACGCGGTGAAGATGCGCACTGTATCCATCAACGGCCGGTATATCCGCGGGTTCATTACACCTAAGTACGACGCAGAGGCTACACCGGAGAAGACAGCTCCAGCACCGACGCCGGCTGCAGCAAAGAAGACCGTTGATACCATCGCGCACGAAGTGATTGCGGGCCAGTGGGGCAACGGCAGCGCCAGGGTCAAGGCCCTGAAGGCCGCGGGGTACGACGCAGAGACCGTGCAGGCCGCTGTAAACCGTATCCTCAACGGCAGCGCCGCACAGCCCAAAAAGGCTGTACAGCCGCAGGAACAGCCCGTCGAACGCAAGGTGACAGCGACCTGCTATGCCGCAAAGCTCAACCGCGACTATGCAGGGACGTACCGCACGACAGCAAATTTGTATCTGCGCAACGACGCAGGGACCAATAAAAAGGCGCTGGTCGTTATCCCCAAGGATACGGAGTGCCACTGCTACGGCTATTACACGCCCTTTAACAATGTGGCGTGGCTGTATATTCAGGTTGTGATCGACGGGGTGCTGTATACCGGCTTCTCATCGTCTCTGTATCTCAAACACGTATAATTCAAAAGCCGCCGGACCTTCGTGGTCTGACGGCTCTTTTTTTTATGCCTTTTCGATGCACATTGCAACATAATCAGAAAGTGACATGCCTTGCTCTGCAGCACCGTTTTTGATTTTCGCGATCACTGACTCCGGGAGCGAAAACGAAACGGTCCGCTTATTGTCTGCTTCTTCAACCGGGCCGAAGATTGACTCGTAATCATCACCGTCGAGGTTCTCTTCTGCCCACTTCTGGGCGGCTTCTACGGTCAGCGGAATGATCCGCTCTCCGCCGGTCCATTCATTCTGACCGACGCTTCTGGAATAGCGGCTTGCAGGACCGCCCTCCCCATACAAAAAGTACTCTCCCGTGCTCTTCCGGTACAGAGTCTCTGCGAACCAATGAAAGTCGTTCCTGTACAGATACTGGTATGATCCCATTTCCTTTGCGGTCTCCGTATCATACCGTTTGCCTCCAATAATTTTCTTCATGTCGTTCTCCTTTCTCACCCATTATAGCGGATGCTGAATTCTGTCCAAAGCAAGTCCTCAAAATCTGGATCCTTTTCCAGATACTTCCTCAGGAACGCCTCATTAGTGCAAGGTGACATTTCGCTGTGTACAGCCTCTCTTATTTCATCGTCCATGTAAGAGACGATGGCTTCCCACTCATCCTTATTTCGGAAGTGATAGCACCTTCCGTCTTTTTCGAAGCCTTCCTCATCTAAATCAATATCTACATCCACTTGGCAATCAGCGTCGGCATCCGCTTCGAGCTGATCCGCTTCGCCGTACCACCATTCGATGTCTATTTCGATGTCGGCGGCTTCCAGGGCCTTAATGATTGCCCTTTTCATTGTGTTGTATCCGTAGTCTTCGCTGGCGCCCTCAGGGACGTCACATCTTGCGCTGATCGAGCTGTCTTCATTACGAAGGTAGTTGCCGGTTGCATCTGCTTCAAAATACATCTTCATTTCGTTTCCCTCCTGTGTGGAATGCATATTCTTTGCCTGCCTTTAGACTATCACACATTTATATAAATGTCAACACCGAAAACAACATTTATTTAAAGTCAACCTAATTTTGCGTATCACAAATTTATCACAACTGCTTTTCGAAATGTGATTTTGTGATGTAGAAAATCACATTATCACATCCACATCACAAATTCTGTAATCCCGTCAGCCCGCTTATTTTCTGGGCGGATCGGTATTTATCACAAAATCACAAATATTCCTAATAGACTTATACAAATAGATATATTAGAGGGTACATGTCCCGCCTGTCCGCTCACCTGCGACACGTCTATAACGCGTGCGCGCGAAGTGCGATAAACGGATTTTTCTATTCAGTCAAATAAATTTGATTTTAGTGTTGACAGCGAAAATAGAATTTGCTATTATCATCTCAGCAAAACAAATTTAACTGAACCGAACGGAGGAAACGGAAATGAAAAATCAAATCGCAGAGATGGTCAAAGGCTTTCTCACAGACAACGAGATCATGACAGAGAAGCTCAGAGCACAGATCACAAAAGCCTGCGAGCGCAACTCATATCTGACAAGCTGCTACAGCCTGCAGGTGTCCGAGGTTCAGGACATTAAGGGCAAGGACAGCAAGACAAGCGGTTGGTACATCGTCCTGGAAGGCTGCCGGAGCGGAGTAAGGTTCTTCATCAACAACGACATGGAGATCACCCGCAAGCCAAGCAAAGACAAGGTAGAGGTCAAAAACAGTTACAGCCTTTTCAATTACATCGACTTTCACGAAGGCTTCTGGATCGAAAATTTCTAAGGGAGGGACGCAGAGATGAAGGCATTGACATACGAGGAACTGATGGAGCTGGCAAAGCTCCATTACAACGAGGGTGGGGATCAGACGTACGAGTGCTGCGACCGGAAATGGTTCGATGAGTACGTCAGGATGTTTGGACCGATGACGAAAAAGGACGCCCTGGAGATGTTCCGGATCGACAAGGCCCGGTATGACGATATCGCCGCAACGGTGGCGTGGTGAAGGAGGGACACGGAGATGATGAGGAGAGAGGGCTACACGCTGCAGAACGTGATCATGGATATCCTGCGGATGGCAGAGCTTAGTGCGGTGAACCGCAGACGGGGCAACACTGAGCTGGCAAATGCTTGTCTGGAAATTGCTTCCGGCAAGGCAAGTATTCTCTGGTTCCTGGGTGTTGATTACGACTTCGGGACATACCGGAACGATGAGTACGAAATCATATGCTACTTCAAAGTTGACGACGTCGTGCTTATCAGGGACGGAGAGATCGACTGGGAAGCAGTACGCGATAAAGCGCAGAGGTGGGCCGGCATGGTGCTGGCCCTTCAGGGCAGAACAGAGAACAGGACGAAGCACACGTCCGGACGGAAGGATCTGGGAAAGGGATCCATCGATTACACGGATGAAGGCAGATACGTGATGTTCAATGAGCGTCACTGGACATTTACACCGGCGGCTGAACACGACAGCAGCGCATGGGACACGAAAGGATGGGAAGAGATGAAAGCACAGACTTACGACGAACTGATGAAGAGGGCCAAGGAGCTTGGATCCATGTGGGACACCGAGTGGGCTGAGGAACACGCTGACGAATACGACGCCTTCGCACAGGCCTGCGAGGAAGCGTACGACGAAGGCCTTCTGAGCGGAAGGGCCTTCAACGAACTGATCGTAACCGGGCTGTACGATTACGACGGAGAGATGAAGGAGGAGGAAGAGGAATGAAGAAGTCACTGGTTGAGAAGATGGCTGAAGGGCGGTACATGAGCGAGAAGTACAGGGGCGTGACATACTACGTCCTGGACAAGCCTAGAAGGTCCGCTGTCTGCATTTGCAGTGAGGCAGCATTCTGGAGATGCTTCGAGGAGGGCTACCGTCCGGTAACGCGGTACCTGAACGGCGAGGACATTGGAAAGTGAGGGAAGAACGATGATCGAATTAGAGTTTCAGGAAAGCAGAAGCCCATTGACGACGGAGGACCTTCGGGTCCTCTGCATCCGTGAGGGATGGTTCACCAACGGGGACAACGAGCAGTACCAAAAGCTGTTTGACCTGAACAGGGCCGGAGCTTCCCCGGAGGATCTGGCGCTGGTGATCTGGATCTGCAGCACGGATGTGAGCAGACAGGAGGTGTTACACAAGCTAATGCGGGAATACTGGAAGGTGAGTTATGATTGACTATGAAGACCTGATCCTGGAGCGGCAGGAGAACATCGAAATCTGGGAGGACGAGCCAGACAGCCCGTATCTTCCGCAGGGCATGAGCAACTGGTGGGACGAGATCCCGCCGGAAGAGTTTGAGGAGGGCTAAACAATGAGAAAGATCTGGGCATACCTGGACGGCAGGCGGCTGTGTGAAGTGGTGCAGGCCGCGCTGGACAATAATATGACGGTCGCTGAACTTAAGCAGAAACTGATCGAGGAAAACCGCGGCCACGTGGTTACATTCAGAGTTACGAGAAAGGAGGGATGAAACATGCAGATCATTTTTGCAGCTGAGAAGGCAACAAAAAACACGGTCCGCTTTGCCGAGGTTCTAGCCTCGGAGACGGGCACGCCGAAGGTTGGGACGGTGTATGTACCAAAAACTACACTGACGGAAATGGGCTTTAAGGATGGTCAGAAGCTCGTTCTTGAATTTACGGTGCAGGAATAAAAAAAACAAGCCTTGGGACAACGAAGATCTTCAGGCTTGTTTTTTTTAGAGTTGGACATTGACCACAAAGACATTCAGGATCCAGAAGAATGCGAGACCCCGGTTCGAATGTGGTCGCCCGGCCGTACCTGAGCGACCAGCATACGAACCGCTGTCCGCGTTCTGCAGGTCCTGCAGAGTGACCGTGTTGTTTTCGCCGCTGTAATTAAAAGTGATGGTCAGATGATCATCGTAGAGAAAAATACTGTTCACGAAAGTGTCAATGATGCGCTTCTGGCAGGCCCGGTCTTCATGGTCGGTATGTATGAATTTCTCCAGGAAGAATTGTATCCGTTCCCGCGTCAGCTTTATGCCCTTATCCAGCTCTCGTTCCGCGAGGGCTTTTTTGATTGCTGTTTTCTGCCCTTCCAGTGTCTCCATCTGCGCCCTGATCGCGTCGTTAAACAGGCCGGCGGCGATGGCACGTGCAAGGTTGGCAAGGCCCTTCTCTGCATCTTCCAGCTCCTTCTGCAGGGCAGCTATTTCGGTCTGGGTCTCGTCCTGCTGCTGATAGTACTCCCACGTTTTGTCCAGGATGTACTCCATCGTTTCCGGATCATCGAGGATCCGGTAGACAGTCTGCAGCACAAGCGGCTCGATCCAGTCCTGTCTGACATTCTTTTTGTCACATGTTTTCTTGAGCTTACCGGCGCACGCATAGTAGCACTGCTTGTCCCCGTTCCGGGCTGTCCCACTGACGCCGACCATAGATGCCCCGCACTTCCCGCAAAAGAGCTTCCCGGTCAGCAGATAGTCAGAGTAGGACCATTTGTGCGACGGCATTCTCCTGTTTGTCTTCAGCATTTTCTGCACCTGCATGAAAGTGTCCTTGTTGACGATGGCAGGGACTGCGTCCTCATCCCGGATGATGTCCTTGTAAGAGTACGTGCCGATATACAGCTCGTTCTTGAGCATCTTCCGCAGGGACGACCGGTTAAAGGGCACTCCGCCCCGCGCGCGGTGGCCCTGCTCGTTTAAGTAACGGACGATTTCGGACTCCGTACTGCCAGCGGCGTACATGTCAAAGATCATTTTCGCGACAGGGCCGGTCACAGGATCGATCTCGTATGTTTTATCCGGTGCGGCCCGATAGCCTAGCGGGATAGCATTCCCGCCGCGCACGTGGTGCTTCTTGGCGGCCTCCAGCAGGCCGCGCCGTACGTTCTGTGACAGCTGCAGGCTGTAGTATTCGGCCATGCCCTCCAGCACGCTCTCCAGGATCACACCTTCCGGTCCTTCAGCCACATTTTCAGCCACGTATTCGACACGGACGCCGTTTTTCTTCGCCCTGTATTTGTTGAACGTGATTTCTTCCCGGTTTCGGCCAAACCTGTCAACCTTCCAGACGATGATTACTGTAAACTGCTTCTTTGCGCAGTCGTGCAGCATCTGCTGGAAGGCTTCACGGTTGTCATTCGTCCCCGTTCTGGCCCGGTCGCAGTACTCCCGGATAATTGTATAGCCCTTCTTCTCTGCGTATTTATGCGCGGCGGCAAGCTGGCCCTCAATGGATGTTTCATGCTGCTTCGCCGACGAGAACCGCGCATATACAACAGCATTTTCTTTTTTACCAGTCATTCGTTCTCCTTCTGGCTTCGGCCTTGGTCAGTATTTCAAAGTGCGGATCAAAGACGATCACGTAATCCTCACAGCAGACCTGTGATCCGTATTTGCTGTGATAGCAGGTCACAGCATCCCGGAAAAAGTTTTCCGGCACGTCAAGATATTCGGCTGCATCGTATACGGTGATGCATCCGGCCTTGTATGCGGCGATGAGTCCGGGCAGGCCGATCTGCAGGTTATAGGCCCACAGGCGCGCCCGTTGTTCCTGCTTCCGGGCGTCGGTATCATCACCGAGAATATATCCGGTGGATGTAAAGTGATGCCCCAATTCCTCTGCAAGGACCGCGGCTTTTCTGCGCTGTGTGGGTATGGTGCGCCTAACCGCTACACGGCGGCCTTTGATCCGTCCGTCGTAGGCCTGCAGGTCCTTTTCCTTCGTGATCAGCCCGGCTGAGTCTGCAAATATAAGCATTTCTGTATATGTCATTGAAACCCCTCCCATGATGCAGAGTATCACATGAGGTGTAAAAAATTCTTCACATCAAAAATCATCGTCGTCCATGATCTGCTCATCGTGGGCAATCATCTCATCTGTCACGACAGTATCGGTGCGCACGTGGGCAGCATCGACCATGGAGGATGCGTATTTGTCGGCCATCAGCAGCCCCTGGAGGATGCCCTGCACCTTCAGCCGGTCTGTCTCATCCAGACGGGCATAGAGGCTCTGCACAACGTCATCCGGCCGGCGGAAGGCAACGGTCTTTGCCGGGCCCTTTCCCTTGGCAAAATCCGTTGGATCGTCAGTCCGTCCCAGCAGATAATCTGCGGAGACTCCGAATTTGTCTGCAATCCTTGCCACGGTCTCACCCTTTGGTGTGGACTTTTTTGTGTTCCAGGACGATATCGTTGCTCTTGTCAAGCCAAATGTATCTGCGGCTTTCTGAGAGCACGGATCGAGGCCCTGCTGTTCGGCAATAGCGGCATATCTCTCATAAAAAGTCATATCAATTTACCCCCAGTCAAACAAAATTACATTTCCCTTGACAAGTCAAATTAATTTTGCTATTCTATAGCAGACGAGCAAAATATAGTTGACTAAGAAGAGCCAAAGAGAGGCCCTTCGTGATGCGGGAAAAATTAGTGGTGTGGAATTTAATTATAATGCATCAGTTAAATTAGTTCAACTGAAATAAAATATTTTTACAGGACTACGGAGGTGAAAAAAAAATGGCCCTGGTTTTGAACGAAGACTGGACCGCTGACGTGGCGTTCCGGACGCACAAGTACCGGATTACTAACAAAGAGTTAGCGGAGCGGTGCGGGTACGACAAAACGTATCTGAGTACCGTTTTGAACGGCAACAAGCGCTTTGAAAGCGCAGAGAGCGCGGAGCTGACCAAGCGGCGCATATTGACCGCGCTGGCACAGCTTGAGGCGGAGCGCCTCAGGGAGGTCGAGAGTGGAGACAGCGACCGTAAAGATTAATACGACGCTGATCCCGCCGGTGGAAGGTCGGAACCTGGCTGCGGCATTTCTTGCAGCAGCGGAGGCATTTTTCACGGACCCACAGAACGAGCGGGATTTTCAAGAGTGGTTAACAAAACATCAAAAGGAGGCAAAAGTATGTTTGAAGTGAAGATCACGATCGAGGCAAAAGATCTGGCCTGTGCAATCGAGAAGCTGGCCGACGCAATCGGAGGCAGAGCACTTCCGATACCTGAAGCGAAGGTGGCAGAGGCTACACCGGAGCAGATGCCTGAACCTGCGCCGATCCCGGAACCAACACCCACACCCGCACCGATCCCGGAGCCAACACCTGCGCCGATGCCTGCACCCGCGCCGGTAATTGACCTGGACACCATCAGCAGAGCAGGCGCCGGCCTTGTCGATCAGGGCAAGATGGCAGAGATCATGGCCGTGCTTAAAAAGTATAACGTGATGGCGATTACGCAGCTCACGCCGGAGCAGTTCCCCGCATTCGCGGCCGACCTTCGCGCCCTGGGAGCAAATATCTGAGAGGAGGGTGAGAGATGGCAACACCCTTGAAACATGCAAAGGCAAGCGCCAGCGCGTCTCACAGGTGGCTTAACTGTACTGCGTCGGTAACGTATGAGCAGCAGTTTCCGGACAAGGATCCGGGAAGCTATGCCAAGGAGGGCACGCTGGCCCACAGGATCTGTGAGCTGACTGCGGAGTACAACGCAGGTGAAATCACAAAACGCAAATATACATCCCAGATCAAAAAATGCCGAGAAGATCCGCTGTTTCAAGAAGAGATGATGAAGACAGCGGAAATCTACGGACAGTACATCTGGGAGAAGGCAACCGGCCTTCCCGGAAAGCCTTACCAAAAGCAGGAAGTCAGAGTCGACTTCTCTGAATATGTGCCGGAAGGCTTCGGCACAAGTGATTGCCTGATTTTGGGTGGCAACACTTTGATAGTCGTGGATTACAAGCACGGCAAGGGCGTTCCGGTATCAGCAGAGAACAACAGCCAGATGCGGCTGTACGCGTTGGGCGCGCTGAAGCAGTACGGCATGTTCTACCCGGTCGAAAAAGTGACCATGGCAATCGTTCAGCCCCGGATCACCGAGGAGGTGAGCGAGGAGACAATCACCGTGCAGGAGCTGCTTGCATGGGGCGAACAGATCAAACCCATCGCGCAGAAGGCCGTAACCGGAATAGGCGCGGAATTCAAAGAGGGCCCGTGGTGCCGCTTCTGCAAGGGCCGTGCGCAGTGCAGGGCGAGAGCCGAGAACATGACCGCACTCGAAGACTTCAAAGATCTACCGATCGGTGGAAAGCTGACGGAGGGCGAGAAGGAACAGAGAGCGATGGCGATGGATGCTGGTTTCGTTCTTCCGCCGGTCCTTACCGACGCCGATATCGGAGATCTGCTTTGCCGGGCCGAACAGCTTGTGGCCTGGTACAACGACCTGAAGGATTATGCGACAGAAGCGATCCTGGAGGGGAAAGAGATCCCCGGATGGAAGGTAGTGGCCGGAAGATCCAACAGGGCGTTCGATGATACAGACGCCGCCCTGGAGGCGATTAAAGCGGCAGGATACGAAGAGGCTATGCTTTATGAGCGAAAGCCTAAGTCATTGAGTGAACTTGAAAAAATGCTGGGCAAGAAGGCATTCAGCGAGGTTGTGGGAAGTCACATTGTCAAGCCGATGGGCAAGCCCACACTCGTTGATCAGAGCGATAAACGCGAGCCGTACAGTCCGGCCGCGGTGGATTTTGCGGAGGCGACTACACGGCCATGACGGAGAGAACTTTGGACTTCTGGCATTACAGCTGCCACATGAGCTTGAACATGCCGGTGGCGATGGAGGAAATGCCGCTGACGAACCTTCGCAAATTTCTGAAGCTGATGGACGCGGACCGTTGGCGGAACGAGGAAAACATCCGCACTTTCTTCACCTATATTCCTGAAATCACTGAGGACCTGAAGGCAAAATGGGACGAAGCGAGTCTGAACTTCCAGAGGGACTATCTGGATCCGAAGTATTCAGCGGGTAACTATATCGACGACAAAGACGAACGCGAAAAAAGACGGAACCACAACAAGCGGCTGCTGAACAAGGTTAAGGCCGCAAAGGCCAGATATGAGCGGTTCCAGAGACGGGTTCCGAAGTTAGAAGAACTGAAAGAACAGTACACATAAGGAGGCAAACACATGTATCAGAACATCCCGACGAAAGTACTGACCGGCGAGGTCAGAATATCCTATGAGCACCTTAGCAAACCGTACGCAAATCCGAACCAGCCCGGATCAGAGCCGAAGTACTCTGTCACACTGCTGATCCCGAAAACGGATGTGGCAACCAAGGCCGATATCGATGCATCGATGAAGGCCGCCTATGACAAGGCCGTGGCAGAAGAATGGAAGGGCGCACGCCCTCAGCTTAGAAGCGCCCTGATCTATGACGGCGACGGTCTCCGGAACGACGGAAGCAAATTCGGTCCTGAATGTGCAGGGCATTGGGTGATAACGGCGTCCAGCAAACGCAAGCCGCAGGTTGTCGATATCTCAAATATCAACGTAGAGCTTGCGCCGCAGGATATCTACAGCGGCATGTATGCCCGCGTGACGCTTAACTTCTTCTCATTCAACACCAACGGCAACAAGGGTGTGGGATGCGGTCTCGGAAACGTGATGAAAACCAGAGACGGCGAGCCGCTGTCCGGCGGTGCATCCGCAGCATCCGACTTCGAGGGTATCGGTCAGGCCGTGGCTCCTCAGATGCCCGCTACACCGGGCTATGGCGCGGCAATGCCGGCCACTCCCGGACAGATGGGTTATCAGAACACCGGAATGAATATCAATCCTATCACAGGCCAGCCCATGGGCGGTCCGCAGATCAATCCGATCACCGGTCAGCCCATGTAACTTCATACTTCCTCCTTTCCTTTTCACGGCGGAGCCGGAACCGCCTTAACAAAACACACACTGGGCACATAATTGGCGGCATTACGGAACAGCCTAAGAACCGCAAGGGGATCACGCGGATAACACGTCTGCCCCGGACAACCCAGTTATCCGCATTTCGGAGCGTAACTCAGTTGGACAGAGTCAGAGCTGCAGAATAGTTGAGATACCGCACAGACGAGTATGTGAGCATCAGACAGTCAGTGTCGCGGGTTCAAATCCCGCCGTTCCGACTTCTTCACCTTTAGCAAGTGGAGGACTTTGTCTGACGGCAGGAAAGACTGCGCAGAAATGAAACACTAATACAGGGCTGTGAAGTTTCACAGGTGAGACGCATGAAGCTGTGACCTTAACCGGAGCAGAGACAACCGCGCAGGGCGGAGATGCGGGGATCCGATCTTTAGATGGACAGCCCATTTTTGGGCAATAAAGTTTAGTTGGGATAGCAACTTTTGCAGCCTCAGTGGGCCGAGGCTATGAATCCCAACAGCGCCGCAAAGCGGCGCTTACGGAACGTAAGTTAATTGGCAGACGGGCGGGCAGTATGCACGCGCAGTGCGGGTTCAATTCCCGCCGTTCCGTTTATCATAAGCGCTTGTGATCCTTGACAATTCTACATTTGTATCAGGAGGGAAGTATGGAGACGTTGCGAGAAGTACTGCCGCGATACAGTCAGGTCCGGATCGGGACGCAGAAGGGTTCCGGTTTCCTGTATTGTGGACCGGCAGATGAGGAGGCGCTCACACAGATATCAAGAGGTGAGCACGCCAAAGCCAGAATGATGATGGCGGATCTGATGGAAACACTGACCGACCTGCCGCCAAGAGCAAGAACAGGCCTGCAGCAGTGTGTGCTGTCTGAAATATCCCAGATTAGGAGCATGACGGTAAAAGAGATTGCTTCGGGCAAGGAAGCAAAGCTGGAAGGCAAGGCCTTTTCAGATGATGTCGCCCGGACAATGAAAAAGTACATCGGCACCGTGCAGAAAACAGTGAAAGAGGTCCTGCGGTGCGCAGAGCGGCTGACGCCCTGGATCGATATTCTGGATCGGAAAGTGATTGAGGCATATCCGAGCGTGGCTGAAGAGGGCGTACACATCATCATTGTCGCCGGCGTAGAATACGGCCGTTATTGGACAGTGGCGGAATATGTGGGAGAGCACCTGGAGGATGATGGACGATGATGCATCAGCTTTTTTGCGACTTAGAAACATATAGCGATGCACCTATCACGAAAACCGGGGCACAGAGGTACATCGATGATCCTAGTTTTGAGATATTGCTTTTCGCCTATTCTGTGGACGGACAGCCGGTACAGATTATCGATCTGGCAAGCGGCGAACAGGTCCCGGAGTGGTTAAAGACGGCATTGTTCAATCCGGCATACATCAAACACGCGTATAACGCGGCATTTGAATTCGGCTGCCTGTCAAAGTACTACGGCCAGATGTATGCGTCGCAATGGCACGATACGATGCTGCACGGCCTGTACTGTGGGTACACTGCAGGACTGGACGCAACAGGCAGGGCTTTGGGCCTGCCGGAAGACAAGCAGAAGCTGAGTACCGGCAAGGCACTGATCCGTTACTTCTGCACGCCCTGCAAGCCAACAAAAAGCAACGGCGGACGGACGCGGAACATGCCGCACCATGACCCGGAAAAATGGAAGCTCTTTAAAGAGTACTGCTGTCAGGACGTGGTCGCAGAGATGGAGATTGAGAGGCGGCTGTCTGCGTTCCCTGTCCCGGATTTTGTGCAGAAGCAGTGGGAGACAGATCTGAAAATCAGCACCCGCGGCGTGGCCGTTGACATGCCCTTTGTCGAGGGCGCGTTGGCTATTGGTGAGCAGGTCAGGGCGGAGATGATGGATGAGGCTACACGGATTTCGGGGCTGGACAATCCCAACAGCGTGAGTCAGCTGCTGCAGTGGCTGTCGCAGAATACGGATGATACGCCCGCGGATCTGAGGAAAGATACCGTCAGCAAGCTGCTAAAGCGTGAGGGCAACAGCCCGGATGTACAGAGGATGCTGCAGATCAGGCAGGAACTTGGGAAGGCGTCAATCAAAAAGTACGACGCCATTGATACCTGCGTTTGTTCAGACGGAAGGGTCAGAGGACTTCTGCAGTTTTACGGCGCCAACCGAACTGGGCGATGGGCGGGCAGATTGGTGCAGGTGCAAAACCTGCCTCGGACGTACACAGATCCAATAGAGCTTGCGCGTGAACTGGTTGCAGACCGCGGGAAAGACGCCCTGCAGATTATCTACGGATCGGTATCAGACACGCTCTCACAGCTTATCCGGACGGCCTTTGTCGCCGGTCCCGGGAATGTATTGATTGACGCCGATTTCAGCGCCATCGAGGCACGTGTGATATCCTGGCTGGCCGGTGAGCAGTGGCGGCTGGAGGTATTCCGGACGCACGGCAAAATCTATGAGGCATCAGCGAGTCAGATGTTCGGGGTGCCGATCGAGCTGATCAAAAAGGGTAACCCGGAATATGCACTCCGGGCCAAAGGCAAGGTCGCTGAACTGGCACTTGGATACCAGGGCGGTCCGGGAGCGCTGATTGCGATGGGCGCTTTGGATATGGGGTTACACGAAGAGGAGCTGCCGGATATCGTGCAGAGGTGGCGGACCGCGAACCGGCGGATCCAGAACCTGTGGTACGAGATGGATGAGGGCGCGCGGCAGGTCATTTCTTCCGGCGGATCGGTAAAAGTCCATGGCCTTATTTTGGCCAGGGAGTACGACGCTAATCAGGGCACGTACTGCTTTACCATCACGCTGCCTTCTGGTCGAAAGCTCTTTTACATCAACCCTAGGCTTGGAACAAACCGCTTCGGCGGGGAGTCCATCACATATTACGGCGTCGATCAGACATCCAAAAAATGGACAACCATAGAGACATACGGAGGGCGGTTGGTGGAAAATGTTACCCAGGGAATCGCCCGCGATTGTCTGGCTGAGGCAATAGAGCGGCTGGAAGCAGCAGGCTTTCCGATCGTGTTTCATGTACATGATGAAGTGGTTATAGATATCAGGCCCTATGCAGACAATGAGACGATGCTGCAGCAGGTGGTAGACATTATGAAACAGCCGCCCGCATGGGCACAGGACCTTCCGCTGAATGCGGCGGGATGGGTAGGAAATTTCTTCACAAAGGATTAATGGAGGCAAATCATGGGGAGATTGGTTAGAGCGATTAAGGGGTTCACACGGATTAATCTGATTGTATTTTTTATCTTTGCGACAGCACTGGATAGTGAAAGCTGGATCCCGATGTGCGTCTGCGCAGTGACGGGCATCTGGCTTGTTGCATACGCGGGGATAACCGCATATTTTGGGGATCTTGAGGAACTGGTTGGAGAGGACGGAGGATTTGCGCATGAAAGTCATATCACCATCGATTGAGTTTGTTACGCCCCTTAACGGGGCGGTCATAATGAAGCGCCTGGAGCTGTGCGGCAGGGTCTGCTATAAGTCGGAGGGCCGGATCACAGAGGGCAGTGCAGAGAAGTTTCTGCGCGGCATCATTAAAAGCGGCCACGAAGCGGTTCTGGAACATTGCTCCTTCACAGTCCGCTTTATCGTAGACCGGGGCGTCTCACATGAGCTTGTACGCCACAGGCTGGCTTCTTTCTGCCAGGAGAGCACGCGGTACTGCAATTACAGCGGAGAGAAATTCGGATCGGAAATCACCGTGATTAAGCCCTGTTTTCTTGAGTACGGCACGAACGCTTACCTGCGCTGGAAAGAGGCCTGCAGTGACGCAGAGGATGCATACTTCGACCTTCTGGAGTGGGGATGCAGCCCGCAGGAAGCAAGGGCGGTCCTTCCGAACAGTCTCAAAACTGAGGTAATCATGACAGCAAACATCCGTGAGTGGCGGCACTTCCTCAAGCTGAGAACAGCGCCGGGATCGCATCCGCAGATGAGGGAGGTCGCTACACAGCTTTTGGAGGCATGCAAGCGTGAAATGCCGGTGCTTTTTGAGGATATAAAGGAGGCTGAGTGATATGTCGATGGTAAAGGCTGTGGCGGAGGTCGTTTTTCTGATCGTGGCAGTGATTACAGCGGCAGGGTCGATCGGATCACCGGATCCGAAGGCAGGGGAGCGCTGCGTTATGCTTGCGGCAATATTCACGATGGCGTCGGTGGCGCTGCTTCTCTGGCCGCGCTGAATGGAGGATGAGAACAATGACGAGGAAGGAAATACTGGAGCGCGCCAACGCGTGCGTAAATGGGCAGAGGCAGCAGGATTACGGATCACCTGAGGATAACTTCAGCATCATCGCAAACCTGTGGTCTGTCTACAAGGGGATCACTTTTACAGCGGTGGATGTTTCGATGATGATGGCGCTTTTAAAGATAGCCCGGATCAAAAGCGGCGGCGGGACGGATGACAGCTTTATCGACCTTGCCGGATATGCGGCCTGCGGCGGCGAACTGGCAGACAAGTCAATGCCGACGCATAGGAGGGATCGCGGATGAACGAAAAGAGCATTGAGGATCTGTACGACAAAGTCAGTGCGGAGAGCATTACGGCAGATAGACTTAAAGCAATGTTCCCCTGGAACCTGATCAGGGATGTGATGGAGGATGATGCATGCCCGGTCGATATCGACCCATTTGCTGTGATCGATGTGCTCCACGATCTGACCGAGCGTGAACAGAAGGTGGTCTTCATGCGGTACATTGACATGATGACGCTTGAGGATGCAGGAAAGATCCTGGGCGTGACGCGCGACCGGGTGAGACAGATTGAGGCGCGCGCCCTGCGGAAGCTGAGGCATCCTGCGCGCCAGAACCGGATACATACGGTCAGTATGGCAAAGTATAAGGAACTGCAGGCGCAGCTGGACAAGCTGCAGATGCAATACGACTATGACTGCGCACAGATCGACGGGGCTGAAAGTGATGGAAGGCACGAGACACTGACACGTCCTACACCGACGATCGGGATAGAAAATCTGGAGCTGTCGGTGAGGTCTTATAACTGCCTCAAGCGCGCGGGGATCTGCACGCTTGGAGACCTGGCAGGCTGCAGTCTGGAGCGGCTGATGAAAGTCCGCAATCTGGGCCGCAAGTCGGCGGAAGAGGTGCTCGCAAAGTGCAACGAGTACGGCATTGTAATCAGGTCAGAGGAGGAAGGGACATGATCAGGTTGAAGCCCTGCCCCTTCTGCGGGCAGGACGATGCAGTATATGCCCTCAGTGATTTTCTTTGGCACGTGGAGTGTTCTGCCTGTTTCGTCAGCACGTACGGATATTACACGCCGGAAGAAGCAGCGCAGGCATGGAACAGGAGGAAGGGACATGATCCAGAGAACAGGGAACATGGTCAACATCAAAATAGCGGAAGATGATCTGATCCATTCGCTGGGGCTCTTGCAGGAGCTTCGCGATTTCTGCAAAGAGCACGCCGAAGAAGACGGATCGAGTGACACTGTAAAAGCACTGACGACGGCGCTTGAAACTATGGCGTCGTTCTGGTTCGAGCATTTCGCGGAGGACGACGCATGACTCTGACAGATATTTTCGAGGTGACATGGGATATCACGGAGCTTTATATCACAGCCCGTGAAGAGGATCTGACCTTCATTCACCAATGGATCTATGCACCGGATCCCGGCCTGTCAATTCACCAAAAGTACGACATTGCAGACGGCAAGCTGACGGTCATTGAAAAGCGGATCAATGTGCACGGCAAGGATACACGGGGCGGGCCTGAGATGGCCTGGGGCGTTGAGACGAAGGCAATCCATAAAGAACTGATTACCGCCCCGGTCTCCTTGCTGATGATGCTGCCGAGGTCGCAGGGCAGAGGTACATGCTGCAGGGTGGATGTGATCATGGACCGGCAGATGGCCAAGGCAGTCGCGGAAAGAGACAAGGCAGAGCCGCCGGAGGATGAGACATGAGAAGACCTGAGAAATACATCGTTATTTATGAGATGGACAACGGGTACATGGACTGCGTCGGTATCTGCGACACTGCAGCCGAAGCCTATGGCAAAGCGTACCTTGCACTATGCGAAGGTTTGGTAAGCGACGCATATTACATCACACTTCCGGACATGCGTGAGGGTGATAATGGCTGCGTCCTGGAGTGCCGGAATAAGAGCGATGGAAGGGTGCTACACTGGGCGACAGTGCTTTTTTACTATGGCGACGAGCCAGAGGAGGCCGAAACATGACATGGCAGAACATTGGGAGCGAATTCCGCATAAACGGTGAGTCGACCGTTTACTACAGGGACAACACTGGGCGGTTTACGATCGAGAGCCGCAAGCGCAGGGTCCCGGATGCTCCTGGACGCAGCCGTCTGCAGAGGACTTACATGCTCATTGACGGTGATACTGGCAAGGTAACAGAGTATAAGCGGCTTCAAGCAGCAAAGCAGAGAGCCGTGCAGATACTGGAGGGCTTGACATAACGGATTTGGAGGAAGCAATGGCTGACTATCATGTGGGATGCGGCATTTTTGGCATTTACGCCGGAGTGCTGAAGAAAAATGGAGAAGAATGGCTGAATAAATCCGAAGTTACGCATGAGGCGTTAGGTGCGGCCGCGCAATACTTGTTTACGGCAGAAAAAGAATTCCGCTTTAAAATCGGTGAGCAATGGTATGCGATACGCGTGGAAAAGGAGCCTGAATGAAAATTAGGATTAGATTTAAAAGCGGTTTTGAGCTACCGATTACGTGCGAAGAATTCAGCATAACGAAAAGCGCCTTGTATGGAGAAATCGCAAGCTACGACATAAAAGGGATCAAGGACAATAAGCCGTTGTTCTTACGACTGGAAGATATTGAATACATCATTCGGGAGGTAGGAAACGATGAGACCGATTGACGGGGATGCACTGATAGAAGAATACGACAGAGTACATGTCGGGCCACCGGGTGGGGCACGGAAACTGATGGAGGATGCGCCCACCATCGAGCCAGAACCGAAGACAGCATACTGGGTTGACGGTGGACAATATGCCGAAGGTCATCCGCATCATGAATGGCACTGTTCAGAGTGCGGATGGAGTACCATGGAAGCAGGTTTGCCAGGGTTTAATTACTGCCCAATGTGTGGCCTCAGGATGGAGGTTAAATCATGACAGGCACTGAACAAAACAGGCGGAAAGCAATCTGCGAAGCTGCAGGCGTCGCCAACATAGACGATGTATCGGACGGTTTCCACACGTTCCGGCAGCTTTACTATCAGCGCATGATGCTGTTTGCGGCGATTGTGAGGCAGAACAAAGGCAGGGCCTGGAAGTCACTCAGGCACGAAGACGGTGAGCTTTGCTTCGGTGGCGGATGGTTCATTGTTGGGATCGACACACCGAAGGGGAGCTACACCTATCACTATGAGACGGAATACTTTGACACGTTTGATTGTGAGATACTGGAGCGCGGGAAGCACTGGGACGGGCACACAGAGAAGGACGTGACAAGGCTGCTTTCACTGCCTGCCCGGCAGACAGGGCAGTGGCTGAGTGTGCATACAGACAAACCCGTAAAGTTTGCACCGATGGACCGATATAGCCCCGCCGAAAGCTGTTATTGCTCAAAATGCGGTGCGTGGCTTGTTGCGTCTGATGAGTACGCTGTGGTCGGCCGCTTCTGTCCGTATTGTGGGACGAAGATGGAGGGATAAAGCAATGACTGACGGATACAGATGCAGTAAATGCGGGGCTATTGTTTCGCGCAGTTATCTGGGCGAAGAGACAGAATTTACAAAGGCCAATCATTACTGTCCGAATTGCGGGGAATTCATGCAGGGCCGCAGGATGGATGATTTTTACGAAGGTGAGTACATCATTTACCGCAATGGTGAAAAGTATGAGCTGGGCAGGATCACGAGTCTGAAAGAGGACGGCGCTTTTGTCTGCTATCACGAGGGCGAAACCGCCGCAAAGACTCCGTACAGCCGCATGCGCAAGCTGATCAATGCGCACGTTATAAAGGCAACGTCTCTTGGAGGCAGCAGATTTCAGGAGGCCGAATGATGGACGACCTGAAACTTGTATTAACCCTTTTAGGCCTTGCCGTTGGGGTCGCTTTGGGGTATGCATTTATCACATTATCCCTGGCTTTAATGGTCAGCGCTGAAAGAGACAGTGATACAGACTTTTTTATCTCTGCGTGGTTTATCGGCGGAATGTTGTGTATCTGCGTGTTTGTGGCATACGCCAAGCAGATAGGGCTACTGTGAGGTGAGCGATGATTATTAAGATTATATTAGTACCGCTGCTGCTGTGGACGTTTTGCTCTGTGATTATGTACGGGATCATCAGACATCTGGATCCGACAGAGGTACGCGGAGATGAGGCGTTCTGCGCATGCGTTCTCTTTTTCACCTGGCCCTTGTTTTTGATATCGCTGGTCGGCCGGCTGGTATTTACCGTGCTGGCCAGCCTGGGTGAATTTGTGGGCGGGATTATAGACAGCTTTTGGAAGGAGTGAAACAAATGGGAGGATTGAACCTGCATCCGTGCCCGCACTGCGGCGCGAATGTGACCTTTAATTATAACCTTGAACTTGAACCGACCGGCGTACTTTGCTCAAAGTGCCGCATGGTCGTTACATACGCAGGCGTGAGGCAGAAGCCGTCCGAGCCGTTCGGCAACGTCATGGCCAGAATTGCAGAGAGATGGAACAGGAGGACCGGAAACGATGTTTAATGATGTGGTTGCTATCCTGCTTTGCGTGACGCTGATCGGGTCGAGTGTGTTGGTCGGATACAATCTGGCAGACCCAACAAGACGCGAGTGGGAAGGCTGGCGGGATGGCTGGAACGACGCCATACGGCATGTCAGAGACAGCATTAAGGAGGCAGAAGACAAATGATTCTGATCAATAAAAAGGAGACGCTTAAAGAGCTTGCGAAACGGGTTAAGGACAGCATCGCCAAGGAGAGCGAGTATTACCTGATGGGCCTGCAGGATGCTGCAGAGGTGATCGACAACATGCCGCCCGCAAAAAGAGAGGCCCTGAACTGGGCAGCAAAGATGATCAATGAGCTGCGTGAGTATGCCAATGGACGCAAGGGTGAATTGGCGATCCTGGTGGCGAGAGCGGCGGACGTGATCGAGGTGCTCCAACTACTGCTACACGGGGCGGAGGCAGACGGAAAGTGGATACCGACCGCTGAACACCTGCCTGAAGTGGATGAGGACGGATACAGTGACAAAGTGCTTCTCTGCTTCGACAACTGCACTGTCATTGATATCTGCGAATACCGGGTCACAGACGGCGTGGGCAAGTGGTACGTCGGTGACACGGAAGACTCACCGGAGGATATCGGCCTGAAGCCTGTCGCGTGGACGCCGCTTCCGGCAAGGTACAGGAGGGACGAAGAATGCTAGGCAGGTTTGAGGACGAAGAACAGCTGATAAGACTCATAACTACCATCTGCTCCTATGCGCGGATCGGGTTCAGGGTCTCAGACTTGGATAGCTGCAACACCTGTGCGAAAACAAAGTGCCCGTACCGGCCGGGATGGGGCCAGCCGGTCAGATGGAACTGCCCTTTTTGGAAAGGAGAATGAGCATGGCTTTCATTGTTGGATTTGTGATCGGGTTCATTGTTGCGTCTGTCGGACTGATGGCGGTCTGCCTGATTGTGGCGGCGTCGCCGGATGAGGAAGAGCTGAGAGGTAACAGTAATGGGGAGAGCGGAGCGCAGAAGATTAGAGAGATCACAAAGGATTGAGGACCGGAAAGGCCGCGTGGCCCTTCGCCCGGATGAGATACGGGAGATAAAGCGCAGGACGGCGCATGAGATATCGACCTTTGATGTTGAGGTCCTTCTGACCTGCTTTGCGCAGGTCCTGCGGGATCAGTACCAGTGGGGGCACAAGCGGATATTCCGCGCCCTGACAGCCGTGGACGAGACCTTCGGACGGGTCCTTCGGGGCGAACTGTCTGTCGCTGACATGCAGCAGCGCCTGGAGGATGATGCGGGGATCCGGATACAGTGTGATGAGAGGTGATGATAATGACAGATACAGAGCTTAAGCAGGTCTGTGAGCTTGCGCAGCGTGCGGGAGAGGGCGACGCACTGAAAGCAATGCTGGCAGCCCTCACGGGCACAAAAGACGCGGCGGCGGGGATGCTTAGAATATATGAGATGCGGATGGAGCTGGACGCGTACCGGTCAACAGATCTGATGCCTGATCAGATCAGAGAGATGGACAGACTTTACCGGCAGAAATGCATCGAGGTGGAGCGGTTGAAGAAGGCGGGAGGGGCGAAGGCATGACACTGAGAGAGTATCAGACAGCGGCCCGTCGGACAATCCCGCAGTATACCGGCGTACGGGACGAGCTTTACCATGCCGTGTTTGGTCTCACATCCGAGGCCGGTGAGGTGGCCGGTATCCTTCAGAAGGAATTCCAGGGCCACAGGATGGACAAGGACCATATGGTTAAAGAGCTGGGGGACTGCCTGTGGATGATATCCGAGGCGTGTGATGCTCTTGGCGTCGACATGGAATATGTCATGACAGTAAATATTAATAAGCTGAGGAAACGATATCCTGACGGGTTTTCAGCAGAAAAATCGCTGCACCGGAAGCCGGGAGACGTGTGAAAACAGGGGTTTTTAAATCGGCAACCACTACAGTTGGCCCGTTTGGCTACACAGTTGACGGGTCAATTAATTTGGCTTAAAATGGCTTTACAGCCAAATTAGATTAACCGCCGATGAAAAGGAGCGCACCATGAAGTTACAATTCGACCGCCAGATTAAGATATCTGTCGGAAATTCCCGAAAAGATTTGCATTGGAAGCTGCAGACGCTGACCGTCGGAGAGCTGTGGGACAGACTGAGAGTGCCCGCGCGCGGGACAGAGACCGTCACGCAGTACATGGCCCTCAAGAAGGCACAGCAGGATGAATTAAAGGACGTGGGCGGCTTCATGGCCGGGACGCTGGACGGCGGCAGACGCAAGGCCTCTGCGGTGACCGGCCGCGATGTTGTTACTCTGGACTTCGATACAATCCCTGCCTACGGCACCCTTGGCGTGATCAAAGCGGCCAGCGCCCTTGGCTGCGGCTTCGCTGTCTACAGCACGCGCAAGCATATCGAGACCGCGCCGCGCCTGAGGATCCTTTTCCCTCTGGACCGGACAGTGACAGCAGATGAGTATGAGCCTATCGCGCGGCGTCTGGCTGAGCGGATCGGGATCCAGATGGCGGATCCGACGACCTTCGAAGCATCGCGCCTGATGTACTGGCCCTCATGCTGTGTGGACAGTGCATATATCTTCCAATATGTCGATGCACCGTTCGTCAAGGCTGGCGATATGCTCGCTACCTACACCGACTGGAGGGATTATTCATCGTGGCCGCAGGTGCCCGGTGCAGTAAGCTATCAGCGGCTGGCCACAAAGCAGGGAGACCCGCTGACAAAGCCCGGCGTCGTCGGTGCTTTCAACCGTGCTTACGGCGATGTACTGACGGTCATAGACAAGCTCCTTCCGGGCGTATACGAGCCGGTGGCCGGGGATGAGAACCGCCTCACCTATGCAGGCGGAAGCACGACCGGCGGCGCGGTGGTTTACGATCACGGCAAGTTCTTATATTCCCACCATGCGACAGATCCGTGCAGCGGTCATCTGGTCAACTGCTTTGATCTGGTCCGTATGCACAAGTTCGGGGAGCTGGATGATGAGGCCGCCGCAGGGACACCAAACAACCGCTTGCCGAGCTTTACGGCTATGTGTGAGTTTGCTGTCGCTGATCCGGTATGCGCGGCCCTGCTTGCAAGGGAGCGCCACGATGAGGCTGTGAAGGACTTCGAGGGCGTTGCCGGCGGCGCAGAAGAGGGTGACGACATTGACTGGATGCAAAAGCTCGACCTTCATCCAAAGACCGGCATGCCGAAGCCCACGATCGACAATATCCTCATCATCCTTGACAACGACCCGCGCCTGAAGGGGCGCTTTGCGCTTAATCAGTTTGCCGGTCGCGGTGAGGTCCTGGGACAGCTTCCCTGGGCACTGGATGGGACACGCAGGCTGTGGTCCGATACAGACAGCAACGGCCTGTACTGGTACTTGGAAAAGGCCTATCAGATTACCGGCAGGGGCAACATTGACGCCGCGCTGGATATCCACGCCTCCATGCATGCGTTCAACGAGGTACAGGACTATCTCAAGGCCCTGCAGTGGGACGGTGTACCGCGGTTGGATACACTCTTTATCGATTATCTTGGGGCGGAAGACGATGCGGCAGGATACAACCGCGCAGTGTGCCGTAAATCCTTTACGGCTGCTGTGGCCCGCGCCATGGTTCCCGGATGCAAGTTCGATAATATGCTGATCCTCTGCGGGCCGCAGGGCATCGGCAAATCAACGATCCTGGACCGCATGAGCCACGGGTGGTTCAACGACTCGATCCGGACCTTTGAGGGCAAGGAGGCGGCGGAGCTTCTGCCCGGCGTATGGATTGTAGAGGTTGCAGAGCTGGACGCCTTCAGGCGCACGGACGTGGCCCGGATTAAGCAGTTCCTGTCTCTGAGGAGCGACAGGTACCGCGCCGCGTACGGGCGGAACATGAAGGAGCAGCCCCGGTCCTGCGTGTTCTTCGGGACATGCAACCAGATGGACTTTCTGCAGGATACGACAGGCAACCGAAGGTTCTGGCCGGTGGACGTGGGAAGGAAGCTACACGCCAAAAATGTGTGGAAGGATCTGACGGATGATGTGGTTGCGCAGGTCTGGGCGGAAGCGAAGGTGCGGTGGCAGATGGGCGAACAGCTCTACCTTGCAGGTGATCTGGAAGAGGCCGCGAAAGAACATCAGGAACAGCACAGGGATGCTTCTCCCCTGGAAGGAATGATCCACGATTTTATGCTGAAGCCGGTCCCGGATGACTGGCTGCAGTGGGATCTGGACCGGCGGCGGGACTTCTGGGCCGCCAATGTGACAGGCAATTATAACCTTGTTCCGCGTGATCGGATATCGGTTATTGAGGTCTGGTGCGAACTTTTTCTGAAAAATAAGAGCGATTTAAAATCCGCCGACCGAAAGGAAATCGGTGCCTGCATCGCAAATTGCAAAGGATGGAAAAGGACCGACAAGTCATTCTACGGAGGCGTAACGTATGGAACGCAGAGAGGCTTTGCACCTGAGTAATTCTGTATCACATTTTTTTGTGATATGGATGTGATATGTGTGATTTTGTGATGAGTTTGTATCACAAAATCACAGGATATCACAAATGTTGTGATTGCGGAAACCCGCATAAAATAAGGGCTTATCGGTATTTATCACAATATCACAAAAATTACTATTGAGTATATAGATAGAGAAATTAGAGAGTACGCGTCCCCCCTGTCCGCTCACCTACGATACGTCTATAACGCGCGTGCGCGCACATGTGATATCCGGGCTTTGGAGGTTTGGCGCGGCAGATGGGTTAATGTCTCAAAATGTATGAGTGATGATATGAGCACGTCGGGATTGCGTCAGGGTGCGTCAGGAGTGTGGCTGTGGTGGCTTGAGCGCGCACATTGTATGTGGGTCAATACTTTACGCGCGGGAGTAAATTTCTTTGGCTGAGGGAGGCTGTCGTCATGCTGGAAAAAGATATCGAACGGAAGCTGAAAAAACGGGTGGAGGAGCTTGGCTGCCTCTGCCTGAAGTTTGAGAGCCCCGGCTTTACCGGAGTACCGGACCGGCTGATCTTAATGCCGGGCGGCGAGGTGATCTTCGTAGAGCTCAAGGCACCGGGCCAGAAGGAGCGGCCGCGGCAGGAATACGTGCATAAGCTGCTGAGGCGGATGGGCTTTATGGTGATCGGGTCGGTGGACGGTGACGAAGGCATTGACCGGGTTGTGTCGATATGCGGAGCCTGGGCGCAGAGCGGGCTGAGGTGAATTGGTGCTACACGGGAGCGAAGGGAGGCAATCGGATGAGGGACATACCGGGCTATGAAGGACTATACGCCGCGGATGAAGACGGCAACATATATTCGCTGCAGAACACAGTGGGGCGAAGAAAAGGAATCCTGAAACCGTACGAGAACACGGGCGGCTATTTGCGCGTCAATCTGTTTAAGGACGGCAGATGTAAGCATAAATACGTTCACAGGCTGGTTGCGTCGGCATACATCCCAAATCCGGAAGGGCTGAAATATGTCAATCACCTGAATTCGAACAGGCAGGACAACAGAGTGGCTAATCTTGAATGGTGCACGGCGAAATATAACATTGCCTATTCGAGGCTTCAAGGGAAACAGGCCAGAGATACGCCAGTCAAGGCCACGTCCATAGGATCGGGAGAGGTGCGGACGTATCCGACGATGAAACTTGCGGGGCTTGACTTATTCGACAGAAAACACGCGCTTGAGTATCCCAAGCGGATGTACGGAAACAAGTTTGTAAAGGGTGGATGGTTATTTGAGATCTGCAAAAGAGTATAGGCCGTATGAATATCAAAAATACAGCGTGGAGAAAATAGTTGAGAACCCAAATCTGGCACTCTGGCTTGACTGCGGCCTGGGAAAGACTTCGATCGTTTTGACTGCCCTGCACGAAATGAAGTATCTGCGCTTCTGCATCCGGAAGGCGCTTGTTATCGCCCCGAAGAAGGTTGCGGAAAATACATGGTCCGCTGAGGCGGCAAAGTGGGCGCACCTGCAGAACATGCGTGTATCGGTCGTCCTGGGGTCGGCGAAAGAGCGCATGGACGCGCTGAGCATCAACGCTGACGTTTATGTTATCAACCGGGAAAACGTGCAGTGGCTTGTCAAGCTGTACGGCAACAAGTGGCCGTTTGATGTGGTGGTACTGGATGAGTCATCGTCATTCAAGAACCATCAGGCCAAGAGGTTCAAAGCCCTGAAGGCTGTACGGCCTCACATCCAGCGGCTCATTGAGCTGACCGGCACGCCGTCGCCTCACGGCCTTATGGATCTGTGGGCGCAGGTCTTTCTGCTGGACGGCGGAAAGAGGTTAGGGAGGACAATATCCGTCTTCCGGGAAATGTATTTTCTTCCGGACAAGCGCAGCCGTACAACAATATTCTCGTACGCCCCAAAGGAGGGCGCGGCCGATGCGATATACAAGCAGATACAGGATATCTGCATCAGCATGAAGGCAGAGGATTACCTTCAGCTTCCGGATATGGTCATCGATGATATCCCGGTCGCGCTGGATCCTAAAGCCAAGCGGGCATACGCAGAGCTTGAGAAGACTATGCTTCTGAC